ACCGTGGACACTCATTGCTGATTTCAACGCTTTTGCGAGTTTGCAGATGGCGGCTTCGTCGATCTTGACGACGCCGAGCAAGTCGGTACGGCCTCCTGCTATGGCGCTGACGATCTGCTGCTTGGCTTGATCGGCGGTTACGTCTGGTTTTAGTGCATTTGTCCAGTTGTCGCGCTGCGTGGAGCCGGCGATGACCGGCGGCACGGCGACCACCGGCGCCGCTGTCATCACTGCGGCGGTCTGGGTTTTCTGCAAGGCTTTGGCCTCGCCGGTTTGTAACGCGGCCTCTGCTTCCTGATGACGCCTGGCGACATCGGCGGCGGCGGCCTGCGCCTTGCGCTTGTCGCCATCGGCCTCGGCGCGTTTACGCTCCGCCTCCGAGGCCTCGGCCTCGCGGCGCTTCTCGGCGGCGATCTGCTCGGCGCGGGCACGCTCGGCGGCGGCTTCGGCCTCCGCTTTCTGCCGTCGGCGCTCGGCCTCGGCCTTCGCCATGGCGTTCTCTTCCTCGATACGCAGGCGTTCATGTTCCCGGTAGTCTGTGATCTTCCTGCCGAGGATGGTGCGCGCGGCCTCGCGATCAGCGATGGGTTTGTCGAACAGCGCCTTCGCCCGCTCGACGATCCTCTCCGCCGGTTCGATGAACTCCGCCTTCTTCTTCTTCAACGTCTCGATTTGTTTGGCCAGCGCGGTGCGCTCGTCGGCGGCGATCTGCGCCATCTCGTGACTGTCGATGACCATGGACTCGGACTCGGTGAGGCTCGATGACTGGCCGAGAAATGGCAAGACTTCCGCCGGCCGCAGCGTGATTGAGAGTTCCGTCGGCAGTAGTTCTTGTGGATTTTCCTGTAATACGGCGCTCATAATTGGTTGACCTCCTGCCATTTGTGCCTGATTAGACAGGCGGTGAAGACGTTGAAATCGTTGGGGTCGTCATAGGGTTCGAGGCGATAGGGCTCATTCTCGCGCAGCTTCAAGGCGAATCTCGCCGGCGGTCTCCCATGCTGTAGCTTCAAGATCGTAAATTTGCCCTTGAGATCATAAGTGCCGGCGTAACCCAGCTTGGGGTGGTAGACGCGCTGCTCAGAAGCGATGACGACAAAACCTGTTTCAATGATGAAACGACGCCATTCGGCGAGAACCGGCCGCATCCACGTCGGCAGACTGTCTTCGTCGAGGTCTCCCCTAGCTTCGAGCTCAATCATTTTATGGACGGCGACACCCTTCTGTCGCGCGATTTCCAGCGTATACGCCGGAACCATGCTGTAATCGATGAGATCGCCGATTATGCTGGTGACGTTGGGCACGCGCTGACCGTCCCAATAATAGATATGGGTGGCTTCATCAAATGTCAGTCGGTCTCCTGGGGGCTCGTGTTCATACCGCGCCGCCGCCTCGTAGGCCGCCAGTTGCAAGCCGATGGCGGCGCCAGCCATGAAGCTGCGTTTGATGTCGATGTAGGCCAGTTGTTCCATCAGTCGGTCTTCGCCGGGTTGGCTGCCCACCTACGGACATCCTCAAACTGCGATTTTGTTATGCCATCCAGACCGACGCCGAATTTGCCCTTGAGGTCGGCTTCGGTCAGCGCGGCAGCCTCCATCTTGCCGCGCAGGTGATTGCGTTCGCCGTCGGTCAACAGGCGGTCTTGCGCCGGCGGTCTGTCGGCCTCCGCCGCCGCTGGCGCGGCTCCCGATTTCGACTTCGGTCCTTCGATGCAGGCGCCGCTGCCTTCGCCATCGCCGTTATCTTCCTTCTCGACGACGACGAAATCGCCCATGATCGTTGGGTTATGTCCGGTTTCCGCAGCTTCTTCCAGCGCCAGGGCGTTCGACAATTCGATGGACTTCGGCATGTACTTGATGACCTGCAACAACGGCACCTTGCGGGCGTACATCTCCGGGTGCTTGAAGCTGTAGTGGTCGTCGCCGACCTTGTTGTGCTTGTCGCGGTGGCGCCAGACGCGCGCAATCGGCCAGACCTCGATAATCGGCCATTCGCTGCCCTTGGGCCTGCCGACGGCGTAGGTGTGTATCAGTTTTTCCGGGTCATCTTCGCCTCGGGGAAGATGCTTGACGAATGGTGAATCACCTAGCGCAAAACTGAAATCATCGCCCTCGAATACACCGCCCGTCCAAACCGTTCCGCGGCCCGACCGCGAGACGAGATCGACAAGACCCTGCCAGCCGGGGACGAATTGCGCCCTGTTTTTGTACGGTACCAAGAAGCCATGACCGGCGACACCGATCTCAAGACCAAGTTGTGAAGCAATGACGACAGCACCAAATACGCTGGTGGGGTCACACTTCAACAACGCCTTGTTCTGGCTGAACGCCGTCAATGCCAGCCGGACCATGCGGTCGGCGTTCAAATGCGACGGCAGCGCGGCGGTGATCTGCGACTTATAGTCTTCGAGAAATTTTCCGATGGTGGCGAGCTCTCTACTCATCAAGCCTCCTGCTTACGTGGTGAAATTTTCTGGTTCGCAGTATTCGCAGCCTGGGTGCGCAGGGTCGCGGCAGTCCGGGGCGTGGCGCATGGCCTTTTCGTAGCGCCTGCGATGCAAATATTCGGCAATCCGCTCCTCACGCTCGTCGTCATCGACGAGATCTGCGTAACAATTGTTCATCTGATGATCATACAATCCGGCAGCTTCACGCCCTTGAGGTCGCAGCCACGGACATCGAGGGAGCCGCCCACCGACCCCGGCAGCTTCACGCCCTTGAGGTCACAGCCACGGACATCGAGGGAGCCGCCCACCGACGCCGGCAGCTTCACGCCCTTGAGGTCACAGCCACGGACATCGAGGGAGCCGCCGAAATTCTTCTCATCTATTGGTTGCCATTTGAAATCATTGTAACCAACGCCAGTTGATATACGCACAATCCAGCGGCCTGTTTTTTCCAGGCGCTTGATAAGTTGTGCGCGAGATTCTTTTTTCATACCACCTTCCTTACGACTTCCGAGGCACGTCCGCGTCATGTGGCCTCCGGAGTGTTAGTGATGGTAGTTGAGCGTGTCGGCCGCTGGTGAAAATCGGCGATGGGCTTATGGCCCTTGGGCACAAGAATGAAGTCGCCGTGGCCGTCATTCAGGAGTTCGTGTCCGGAGTTCTCTATCGCGGCTTTTACCGCCGAGACCAGGCACAATGGCGATAATGTGATCTTCATGGGATAAGCGCCTCCTTGAGGATGCGCCGCGCGCTTTTCGTAATGCCGTGAGACCGACTAAAGAGGAGCATCTTCTTGGCGGCCTTGCGAACTGTTAATAACGGATTGTGAAAATAATTGATCTGTGCAGTCGCTGGCAGCTTGATTATGCGGATTGGATAATCAATAACCACGGCCTTTATGTGCAGCCGCCCCACCTTGGCGATCACTGCATGCCATCCTTCGTCTGTATAAACTGTTCCTGCGATGATCATGTTATAAATTATGAACGATAATTCGCATAATGTCAAGAACGATAATTCGCACATAGGGCAAAATTAAACCCGCCGAAGCGGGCCAATGCTACTAGCATAAGTTATACCATAATTATAATTAATCAGGTTTATAAGCTATTCCCGACCGAGGCTGATTGTATATCCCATCTTGAGGCGGTGCGATGGAAAGGGAAGCCGTTTTGTCCATATTGCGGCGCAATCGGCAACTCCAGCCCCATGCCGAAGGAACGGCGGCACCACTGTAACGCCTGTAAGACCACTTTTAGCGTTACTGTACGGACTATTTTCCATCATACACACCTGCCTCTGCAAAAATGGCTTCTAGCTGTTTCCATTGTCCTTAACGCTAAAAAGGGGTTGTCAGCACGCCAGCTTGCACGCGATCTCGAAGTTAACAAAAACACGGCTTGGCGCATGGGTATGCAGATACGTAAAGCAATGGCCGAAGGCGAACAACGCCAACTACTTCAGGGTATAGTCGAAATGGACGAAACCTATGTTGGCGGCAAACCTCGCAAAGGCGGCGACGGTGAACCCCATAAACGCGGGCGAGGCACTAAGAAAACGCCTGTCGTTGGCATGGTTGAGCGGGGCGGCAATGTGAAAGCAAAAGTAGTTCAGAAAGACAAGCTCAACGCCAAGAGTCTGTCAGCATTAGTCCGTCAAAATGTGGACGTAGACAACGCTGTCCTTATTACTGACGAGTACAAGGGCTATTTAGGTATCAAGCGTTTTATGGATCACCGCACGATCAATCATCAGCTTTGGTATGTCGATGGTGATATTCATACAAATGGCATCGAATCGTTCTGGGCACTTCTGAAACGGGGAATCGTTGGGCAATATCACAAGGTCAGTCTCAGACACTTGCCTAGCTATCTCAACGAGTTCAGCTATCGGTTCAATCATCGCAAGACGGTAGATGTTTTTAATAGGACGATTGCTCGCGCTGTAGGTGCTTCCGCATGACCGATAAAATTCTCAAGGCTGAGTATGGGTCTGCCGACCATCCACTACGAATTGTAGACATAGAAATCCCTTGCTATGTTCTTGAGGATGGCACCCGTGTTCTTTCGCAGCGCGGCCTACAAACAGGCATTGGAATGTCCTCTAGTGGTGGCTCAAAAGTCGGCGAGCAGCGAGTAGCGACTTTATTGGACTCTTTGGCTTATAAAGGCTTAGAAATAAAAGACTTATCGGCGCGCATCAGAAGCCCTATTCGGTTCTTTCCTCCCGGTGGTGGGCGGCCTGCATTTGGATATGAGGCTACTATCCTTGCCGACCTATGCGATGTAATTCTGGATGCCAGAAATAAAGGGAATTTACTTCACCCGCAACAAAAACACATCGCTGAACGATGTGAAATTTTGGGGAATTATATAGTTAACTCCCTTACAAGCCAAAAAGTCCCTTGATAAGCTCGTTCCAGCGCACCTTTACAGTCGCCGGGGCCTCGGCTTGAAGCAAGGCTAAAAACTGGTCGGTGAATTGCTTCCGACATGCCATGCCGACGGTGCCGAGCACGTTGCAAATCCAATCACGCATGGCAAGAAAGTTCATCTCATGGCCCTGTGCAAAGTAATGTCCAGCCGCTTCGGTCGCGTCCCTCGCTGGTGGTTGTGTTGTAAGAAATAAGTAATCCGGTATCGCGTTCTTTACGATCTTGGTGTTGAACGTTGAGACCACTCGCGGTCCGTCAACGACACGCTCCGTCACTTCGATGGCTAGAAAGATCGCGCCATCGCGCCGAATGGTGATGTCACCCCCGGCACCGCTGACTTTGTCAGCCACGTTGATCCCTTGCCATTCGATCTCCCATGGCAGGCTGTAGCACGCCTTGATCGTGCGGAACATAGCCACTGTCAGCAGGACCGGCAGTAAGCCACCACTCTGCGTTTGTAAAAGCTGCTCGATCAGCACGGAGTATTGCGCGAGGCTCAGGCGTCCGATTTTCGCTACTGCGACCTGTGCCTTGTCGCGCAGTTCAACGAATTTGAACAGCAGCAAGCGAATGAGAAGCTCCACGCCAGCATCATCCGTACATGCTTCCAATTCGCTGAGGTAAGATAGCATCGCTGTGTAGCCAGCTTTATCCCGCAGGCCCTGTGCTGTCTCAGGTACGAACCGCACGCTGCGACGGAATACTGCGAGATACGGCCCCTTGCCAGATGGGATTTCCTTCTCTTGTAGGAAACGATTAATTACGACCTCATCTAAACTGCGCCCATTGAAAGAGTCAGCACCTTGGTTCGCGTAGGGCGAACGGATGTTAATGCGCCGATTCTGTAGGCGTGCAAGACCGCATCCAAGCAAGGTCTCTCGGTAGGACTGCACGGAGGTTGCGAACAGAGTCTCGGCGGCAGCTACGGCCTCGGCACTGACTGGTAGTAGCGTTTTTGCCCGGTAATCGTCCTCGGCTAGATTGAATAAGCGGGCAACGTCTGCCGCGCCTCGCTTGTAGTCAACGTCAATCGCCATGCCGGGCAGTTCAGTAGTTCATCCAGAGGCACTCTTGCCTCGTTTGCTTGACGCTGTGGACCGTTTTCTCCGGCGCGTCGAAACGTCTCCATCCCTTGAACAGCTTGTCATACAGCGTGGAACGATAGCCAGAGACTGCCACCTTGCCCTTACAAGCGTTTACGGTCTTAGCGAGGGTTCGATGCTCTGTCTCGTCCATCTCGAATCCGTAAGCTTTCGAGTCGCCCCGCGTGGTATGCACATAGGGCGGGTCACAGTAGAACAGCGTATCCCGGCTGTCATATAGCCGAATCACGTCCACTGCCGGACGGTTCTCGATCTGCACGCGCAGCAGTCGCCCACCGATCTCCGGCAACGCATCCACGCCACCTAGCCAGCGCGAGACAACGCCGGACATTCCAGCACGGCTGGTGTCCTTGCAGTTGGCCCAGCGGCCTAGCGTGGCAGTCTGGGCGAGGCCAGTGCGGGCCTGCCGTGCCTTGACGTAAAAACGCCGTGCGATCTCAAGGTCCGTAGCGCCATCCGTAGGGTCGGTGATCGCACGATGAAATTCCTCACGCGAGAATGGTGTCAGCGCAATGGCGCGAGAGAGCGCATCCGGCTCGTCGCGGAGCACCTTAAAGAAGTTCACCACGTCGCCGTCTATATCGTTGTACGTCTCCACTGGCGATGGCTGGCGATTAATGAGAACCGCTGCCGAGCCCGAGTAAGGTTCGCAGTAGTGGTGACATTCGGGCAGTTTGGGCAGCAGCCAGTCTAGATGGCTGAATTTCCCGCCATACCAGCCAAAGACGATCCGCTTTACTCGGCGCGTTCTGAGACGCACGACCTTCGATGATGCTGGCAATGACTCGTCGAGATAGATAGGAGAGACGGAACGACCTGTATTTGGTGACTCGCGGTCAAGTAGCCCGTGCATGAGCGGCTTTCCGTCGTGTTTTGTGGTGCCCTTTCCAGTTTTTCCGAGCTTTCTGATGCTTGATTTTTCGGTTTTTCTTGGGCGGATGATAAGCTAGGACTACATCTGTAATCCGGTTCAGCGTGTTCAGCCCGTTCGTCATGCAGTCAGTTCCCCGTATGTGATCCGTCGCCCAACGGTCGCGTCTACGAAACTGGCGAGACGGGCTAAAGTATGCCTCTTTACCTTGCCATCGTTCAAGCGGAACGTGAACTCATTGTGCTGGAGTACGGCGCTGTGCAGGTTGGCAGTGTCAGCGACTTCTATAGGCTTGGCGACAGTGCGGCCACCGCACTCACGCATCCCGATTACTGCCGTTTTACCCACCGTACCACGTCCCGCCCGCAGCTTCTTCTTGCCATGTTTGGCGCGTTCTTTGCCGCCGATGTAAGTCTCGTCCACCTCCACGATGCCGCGCAGGACCTCCAGCTTATTGCCGCACGCCTCCCGGAGCCGTTGTAGGACGAACCACGCAGACTTCTGCGTAATATCCAGTTCCTTCGACAGTTGCATGGAGGAGATGCCCTTGCGCGCAGTTACTAGCAGATACATTGCGTAGAGCCATTTATGCAGTTCGACATGGGACCGTTCGAAGATCGTGCCCGTGCGCACCGTGAAATCCAGTTTACAGGCGTTGCAACGGTAAAAACCGTCTTTGCGGGCAGTGATTCGTTCGCCCTTGCCGCAGGTAGGACACCTCGCCCCTTTCGGCCAGAGACGGCCTTCGAGATACTTGCGGGCGGTCTTTTGATCAGGGAACATCTTCACCACTTGCAGGAAACTGATTGTGACTTTATCGTCCATTGGAATGCTCCTTTTTCATGGACGGATTATCACCTAAAACAGCGAGGGAGTCAAGTATATAATTCCCTAAAAAATCGACCGTCGTATGGATAGTGATCTGTGTTGCAATCGTCCTGGCATGGGTATTCCGTTACATGGACATCACGACACGCCCTGGTGATGAGAGCAGCAACCTTGGCCAGCGACAATATCCTTCCCGGCCTTGTCTTTCACCATCATTGGGCATGCTTGATCTGCTGGCATAGACTGCTCTGGTTCATGGGCAAATGCAACACCAATAACCACCCACATCAATACCACCATAATGATTTGTTTCATAAGTATTTTTCCTCACTTCGATGATATTTGTTGCATCTCCGGTTTTGATGCACGCTCTGCAACCTCATCAATATATTTCCTGACAGCGTCGCTCGCGCCGTGATAATTGGCCATCAGTTTCTCTAATTTCCCGTTCTTTGCCATCTCTAGTTGCAACCCTGGTTGGATCATGTTCCACGCCGTTAGCCCGAAAGGCTCAGCAATAAAGTCAAGAACATCTACTGTGGCAATCGAATCTCCGGCGAGAATTTTACCGATATGCCGATCTGAAACCTTGCCTTTTGCGCGCCGCGCGAGTTCGCGGCAGCTCCAGCCGGTTGTCTTTAGCAGCATTTTCAGGTTAGCAATGACTGTCTTTGATGGCAGTACGCGGGTTTTCATGCCACGAATGATAAGCCGCAAAATGCGATATATGGTTCGAGGAGCGAATAAAAATTCTTGACATTATGCGAATTATCGTTCATACTTTTCGCTATGAGCATATTGGATGAAATCCATCGATTGGCAAAAACAGTCGATTTGACGCCAGAAGAAATCAAGGCGGAAATTGGCCTTTCCTTCCGTTGGTATCAGAAGGTACTTTCCGGCGACATTCCAAATCCAGGCGTCACTCATGTTGAAAAACTCCATCGTTTGCTACTAAGTAAAATTCCAAGAAAAACCGCATGAAATGAATATGGGCGAAATCGTACAGCATGGATGGTATGAAGGCAGATACAAAACGGCCTCTCGAAATTCCCAGCCGTGGCCGAAAGTAGCCCTCCCAATTTCCGCGCCAGCCATGAGCACTCGTTCAGTTAATCCTCCTCCGAATGGAGTTAGACGCTCAGGCTCATACCACGCAGCACCCGCCGCACAACCGGCGCGTCTAATCAAGCGGTACAAACCGCCTGTGGCTGCGGCTGAGCGCGGAATTAGTTTGTTGTGCATGATGTTCTCCTCCGTTGTAACCCTCGTGGCCCGGTTCCCCTTTTTGTCCGGGCCTTTTTTTATTTCCCGCAAAAGATGGTAATGCCTGAATTCTCCCGACCAGCCAATTCCAGCCCGCTCGGTAAGTGTACAGAGCGGCTGACGACGGATGTGCCGCCAGAGATCAAGGATGACTTCGTGACCTACGCCAATCTGCATGGGATGACGACCTCCGAACTGCTGCGCGATGTAGTGATTGAACTGATGCGCGGCCGGATGTTTATGTTGCGATCAAGTCTACAGCGCGGGCATGGCATTGGAAGTGACGGAAACGGTGAGGAATCGTGATGAACGCCATGGTCATCGATATAAAGGCGGCGCGAGCCAGATGCCGCGCAAGCAAGCATTCGCAAGCGTTTTCTGTTTCTGACTGGCCGCGAACCATCAGTGAAATAGTGGGCGCCGTCTTTTTGTTCGGCGCCGCCTTGGGCTTGCTGTGGTTGGAATTGTTTTGGTGAAGGCGGCATGGCGAACGCGGCCGCCGACAGTCGATGAAGCCGTAGATTATCTGCTGCGGCCGCTGCTGGCGCCGACCGACGTTCAGCGCGAGTACAGCCTGCAGTGCTTGGAGTTGTGGAGACAGATTTGCGGCAACAACTTCGCCGAGACCGTTGAACGAGAGGTTAGAAAACGATGGAGAAGCCGTCGATCATCAAAATGAAGCGGCATGCTGCCAGCCAGCTGGCCAGCAGCATTCTGGAACGCGATGTGCTGGCCGCCGTCAAGAAGTTCCTGCGACTGCATCCCAAGGTCGCCTGGGTGGAGCGAATAAATTCCGGCGCGCAGACCATTGACGCCAACAGAATCTATAACGGCAGGCGGCGCTATATCAAATACGGCTTCATCGGTTGCTCTGACATCATCGGCCAGTTGAAGGACGGCAGGTTTCTGGCCGTGGAGTGCAAGCGTCCCGGCGGCCACCTGACGCCAGCGCAGCGCAATTTCATTGCTCTGGTCATCAATTGGAACGGCGTTGCCGGGTGCGTTAGTAACGTTGATGAGGCTGAAAGGTTGCTGGCATGAGCAAATTCAAGGTCATCGTGGACAAAAATAGCATCGTCTTCGAGGGTGATGAAACGGCGTTGGCCGAGAAAATTTTTTCTAAGTACGCCGCTCTCAGCAAACAATGGCGGTGCGTGTTCAAAGGTGCGCCAGTCAAGCTCATCGGCAAGAGCGGCGAAGTTCTGAGAGCACATCACGGAAACAATATATCGCCAGCGGCTAGCACACAACTGCCAAGGCCCGTGCTCGGCAGCAGGCAGACGCCATGTCGTCAACGCAACCGCGGCTTCGGAATCCGCAAGGCCATCGTCGCCGCCATGGCGGCCGGCAAACACACCGTTGATGAGATCACGGCTCATACCAATTTTGAAAAGCGCAGAATCAAGAACAACATTTTTCAAATGGTCTCCTCTGGCATCTTGCTGCCAAAATATGAACGCAGGCAGTGCACGAATGGCAAACGGCAGTGTTACGACCTTCCGAAAAACATATACGCAGCATGACTTCGAACACTCCACTCAAAGAACGCGACGAGTGGCGGACGCCACAGTGGCTGCTTAAATTTATCCGCAGCGAGGTCATCAACTTCAAAATTGATACGGCGTGTACACCTGTTAATGCCGTCGCCGAGCCAGTGTTCTCAAAAGACCATCCTGATGCTTTGGGTGCAATGTGGTCACAACCATGGATCTGCAACCCGCCATACAGCGATAAGGGGCCGTGGATCGATCACGCCTTGAATATTTGCTCTCCACGATCATCTATTAGGGTCTGGCACCGTTTTGCCGCCGGCAAAACCTGCAATGCTCCTGGCGTATTGGTGCTGCCGTCGCCCAACGGCGAGAAGCTATATCAACCGCTCTACGAATGCGCCCTTGAAATCGTCATTATTGGTCGCGTCAGTTTTCTGCGACCTGATGGGGTCACGCTGGCCCATGGCAACCGCGCCGGAACGTCACTGTTCGTATGCAACAGTTACATAGACTGCGGCCGCGCCTTCGTCTACCGCGACGAATTGATTGAGAAGTACGGCGACAAGTGCTGAGATGTCATACGTCAAACTCGACGGCGAACCGGATGCGCTGCTTAGAATCATCGACCTGCTGCGTGGTGTCGTGCTGGAAAATAAGGACGCCATCAAGATCGAGACCATCTGGCTGTCGTGCGCGTCCATCCATGGCGAATTACTGGAGACAGTGCTAGCGTGAACCATATATCCGTGAAAAACTGGTCGAATTTTCAGCATTATAAAGATCGCGATCCACCATGGATCAAATTACATCGAGCGCTCCTCGATGATTATGAATTTTCGAAGTTGCCTGATTCTTGTAAATGTCACCTGATGCTGATCTGGCTGTATGCGGCAAGGAATAATGGCGTAGTCCCGGAAGATGCAGAATTTCTCGCAGATAAAATAGGAGCAAATATTACAGTAGACATAGAAATGCTGGTCAACTCTGGGTTTTTATCTCGTGTTGAAGTAGCTGCGCCTGCGCAGCCAAAACCAACAGCAGCAGAGCTTTCAGGATATGGTTCTCGCCACATATCTGATGTGGTTAAGCGCGCAGTGTGGGAGCGTGATTGTGGAAAATGTCGCGCCTGTAAATCCACAGAGAAGCTAGAGTATGACCACGTAATACCAGTTTCAAAAGGAGGGGAATCAAGCACTTACAATCTTCAGCTACTCTGCCGCAGTTGTAGCAGGAAGAAAAGATCTTCAACTTCTACAACTGCGGAGCAAAACGCTACGCATGCTCAGACTAATTACGAGAATCAGCGTAGCCCAGAGGCATATAAAGAAGAGGCATATAAAGAAGAGGCAGAAAAAGAAGTGTCGCAAGCGACCCCCGCGTCGAGGTTCGATGAGTTTTGGGCTGAGTATCCAAGACACGAAAACCGGAAAGACGCGGCTGACGTTTGGAAGCGACGCAAGCTGGACGCGATGGCCGATAACATCATCGCTGATGTGAAACGGCGCGTGGCTGAGCATGGTCAGTGGCTGGATGGCTATATCCCCCACGCCAGCACTTACCTGCGGAAAAGCCGGTGGGAAGACGACGTAACGCCGAGAGCGGGAGGCGGGAATGGCGCAAGCCAACCAATCCGCAGGGGGGCAATCCATCGCGCCGCGGAGGCGCTGCAACAGGCACGGGAGGTCAGGCATGGCGCTGCTGGAGATCGTCGAGAACTCACTGCTGAAAATGTTGGCGAGGAAGCTCGAAAACTCGCCCACGGCTGAGGAATTGCCCATCATCGCCGCCGTCATGGCCGGTGATCTTGCAGACGCGCGTTACGGCGATGAACATGCTGCGCGTGTGGCGGCTGCGTTTGATTTTCTCGGCCGCACTCAGAGCCGCTGGCCGACGCCGGCAGATGTAATCCAGCGCCTCCACCAGACAGCACCCAGGGCTGGATTTGGCATCATCGCGGCATTGCCGGCGCCAAAAAATCTAGAGGTGGCGCAGCGACACATCCAACGCCTACGTGAGGGGTTGGCAATCCAGATGCAGCCGCCCTATGACAAGCGCAAGCGTGGCCGGGTTTCAGAGCCACGGTCCGAACTCACGCCAGAGTGTGAGCGCGAATTACTGGCCGCGGCCGAGAAAACCTACGCGCCGCTCAATGAGCGCAAGCAGGAACCTGCCGCATGACGCTCACAATACGTGGCGCTGCGCAACTCGCACTCGATAACCCTGAGCAATCCGGTGAACTGGCCGCGCGTATGGCAATTAAGTTCAACAGCACACAGGCGCTGTGTCTGGACGCGATTCGGCAGATGGCAGGGCAGATCAAGAGCGGTGAAGAACGCGCACGAATCGCCGCCGCAGCGCGTCAACGAATAGAACAGCGCTATCATGCTGAGTTTTTCGCGCGGCAAAGCAGGCGACAGGGATGACGCGCGCGGTCCACCGCCTCCAGAACCGTGGCGGCCACCGCTCGCTATTGTTATTAAAAATTATGGCGGGAGGAACGTGGAGATAATCCTGCACGACGAGGTGCAGCTGATGGATTGGGGCGAGAGCCGCGTTGGCGGACCATGGATTAAATTCCGCCTGCGTGAATCAGGGCTGCTTGATATTTTCCGTGGCATGGATACCGTCCGAGAGAAAAAAACCGGCCACATTTTCCACATCACCATTGCCAGCGGCGACATCGCCGCGCTGGCGGACGGATCCGATAAGGCTGAACCAGCAGGCCAGTACGGCCACGAGGCATATCAACTGCGGGCCAGCGGGTTTTTCCGGATGCCGGTGGTGTGGCGCGAGATCGGGAGTGATGATGAATATCTTGATTGGCTGGAATCTCAGCCATGCGCCGCACGTGCATTAAATATTCCCACCGCCGCACCCTTCATTATGCGCACCATTGATGGCAGCGAAATATCTGCGCACCGACCCGCTGATGAAAAATTTCATTGCGATGGCGATGTCGTCGCCGCGCATGTGCGGCGTATTTCCGCCGGCGCCGGGATTGGCATAAAACCTCTGTACTCTGCGATTCCTCTCTGTGATTATCATCATAAATTGCAGCATAATCACGGTGAGTCAGTGCTCGGCGGCAAGGAGTGGTTCGACCGGCAGTTTATCACGCACGTCGAGCAATGGGCCTGGCAGACATTGAAGCTGGACCTCGGATCCAAACACTGGAGAGACATAGAACCACGGCTGCTCTATCAGTGGGCGGCAGCACGTGGAATCGCTGATCATCTGCCACCAGCCTACCGCGGCGCCGCATGAAGCAAAAGCGGCGACGGTCACCAGCAATCGGCCCAACGCCTGGCTGGCTGCGCACAATGCTACATCTATGGGGCAAATGGCTTAATTCCAGCAACGGTTATACAGACAGCACGACGACATGGCGCGCAGCTCATGCTGCTTTTGGCGGAATGCCACGCTCGATGCCGCCACCCGGCGTAGAACCTCCATCAGGATTGGCGGCATTGGTTGAGACAGTGCACGCGCTCCTCGATGATGAATGCCTTGGCCCGTCGATAATGGCCATGCGCGATTTCTACGCACTTGGGCCGAAGCGTGCCTGCGCCGAAAACGGCATAAGCCGCCGGACGTTATTCACGATGCGGCAACGCGGCGAATTAGCGGTGCTCGCATATTTCAAGGCCTGCGGCACCGATTGATATTGTGCTTGACAGTGCGCACAAAAAAGTACTACTTTCTGCATACTGCAAGAAGTGTCAAAGAACGCCCGCACCGCGCGGGCGTTTTTATTTTCCCCGGGAGGTCTCATGGGTAAACCGCTCTATCAACCGCGGCATGGCACCGCACACCCAGGCTTCAAGGCCGTGGCACAAAAAATCGCCGCCAGTCAGGGAGTGTCTGCGAAGACTGCTGCCGCAGAATTGGCTGCGAGTACGCGGCGTGCATCACCGGCGGCGAAGAAGGCCAATCCCAACCTCAAGCGGGTGAAGGGTGGGCGGCCGTGATGAAAAAACTCTGGCATCGGATGCACCTGCTGCTGCTGATTACGTTGGCCTTGCTGTATGTGGTCTGGCTGCTGAAACCAGATCAACTTGGCATCGTCGCTTATAAGTTGGCGCTGTTGTTAACATCCGCTTGGGCGGCGTATTGGGGCGATTTCTTGGCTTTTCCATACGCACGGCCGCATAAATGGCTGGTTGAAGGCCACCACCTCATCGGAGCTTTCTGCATGTTGCGACGCGCCATCGTTATCGGCGCCTTCGTTGTGGCGATGGCGCTGGCGTTGTGAGAACGTCGCGCGCACTTATTTTGGTGTTCGGCATCGCCGTCGTGCTGTTGCAATTCGCAGCATTATTGCTGATCCGTGAATCCGCAGTGCCCATTATCACGATCGGCATTCCCTCGATGATGGGACTCATCGGCGCCTACGTAGTGCGCAATGGCGGCCAGTCGAAGACGTGACGTGATGCCAGACAAATTAAAAATTTTTCGCCTGACCTCAAACGAGGTTGTTGTGCTGGCGGTGTTGTTATTCGTCGTCATATTGACGGCGCAATGTTCGCCGCGCGCGGCCGGCGCCGAAGTGCCGGCACAGGCACTCTCATATCAACGGCAGCTCATCCGCGAAGTCCGCGCACAATTCGGCATCAATGCGCCGGCTGCGGTATTCGCCGCGCAGATCCACCAGGAGAGCGGCTGGCACGCTGATGCCAGATCACCTGTAGGCGCCCGCGGGCTGGCGCAGTTTATGCCGGCCACCGCCGCATGGATGTGCGGCAGACACCAGGACCTGCCGCCGGGCTGCGATGTGCTGACGCCTGCGTGGGCTATGCGGGCATTAGTGGAATACGACCGTGATTTATACGGCGCCGTCCGCGGCCACGGCGAATGTGATCGTTACTGGTTTACGCTGCGGGCGTACAACGGCGGCCTCGTTAATCTCAACAGCGAACGCCGTCTCGCCACAGACCCATTGAGCCGCGTCGTCGTCGACGCACAGTGCGGCATGGGTCTGCGCGACCAACGGTTTTGCGCTGAGAACACCGGCTATCCGCGCAGAATCCTCGTCGACATCCAGCCGGCCTATGCTGCATGGGGACCACAAGTGGAGTGCAGACCATGAAAGCAATTGTTTTCAGCATTTGCATGATTATTTCACAGATTTTGGCCGCCGGCGTAGATGTGCCGCAAAATGTCAAGGCCGCCGCCGTCAGTGAGTGTGTGCAATCGGCGGCCGTTGCCGGCGCGATTGCCAGCGAGGCCATCAATGAGAGGCATGATTCTCATGAAAAATTTATTGCCACCATCAACAAGCAATTCAGCACCGATGATCAAACGCGAAATTGGATACTTCAGATCGGTGATCTTGTTTATGCACAGCCGGCGGCGGATCTTAAAAATCCCGCGCAGTTCGCACGCAAGTTCAGGCAAACGTGCCTTGCATCTATGAAGGCGCAGTTTGAGCGGCAATTTGGTACGCCTGTTGAGGCCGGTAAATGAGCATACTGCACGGCCTCGCCGGATTCCTTGGTCACTCGTGGCTCGGCCTGCTAGTGGGTGCCGGTGTCATGGCGCTGGCTTATTTCACGGCCTCGGTGCGGACTGGCATCGTCGGCGCGGCCGTTATCGCCGCCTCGGTATACGTCGGCACGCTCTATGCCGAGATTGAGTCCGCCCGTATAGAGGTTGATGTCTTCAAACAGCAGGCCGCGGCTGCTCGCGCCGACATGGTTATCGCCAAGGCGGCGAATGATATGTTTGCCGCAACTATCAAGAGTCAAAACGCACGCATTGCACAGATGGCTGCGCAGGCCAAACACCTGGCAACCGTCGCCAAGAACGCAGCCGAAACCGAACATCAGCATTATACTGCGGCCGCGTTGAAGCAATACGGCCACGGCGCCATCGAAATGAACCTTTTCCAAAGCGAGAATCTCACAAGCACGAACTGAACGATTGCGATGAACTTCATAATCATTTTTCTCATGCTGTTGGCGATTCCGGCGTCCGCCACCATGGATTGGGTGCGCGGCGGCTATAAACTCAATGTCTGCGGCTTGAAGGATTGGCGGCCGCTGTGGTGGGAGCGGCTCTGCAAATTCGGGCACGGCGCGCTGCTCTGCGCCATCGCCGGCGTGTGGTGGCCGTGGCTACCGTTGTGCGGCGTGCTGTGGTGGTTAGGCGAGAAGCCGGGTTGGGGTTATACATTGGGCTGGATCAGCCACGGTCAAGATCCTCTAATATGGGACAAAGGCGCTGATGGCCACCCATCAGACGGCCCCGAAGCCTGGCAACGCCTGCTCGGGCTCGACAAGTGGCCGTGGCTGTCATTATTCATCCGCGGCGCGATGTGGGCGCTGCCGCTATTGGTTATTGCCTGGTGGCAGCCAGCTGTATGGTACGTAGTGCCGGCGGCAACGGTGGCGATGCCAGTGGGTGCCTGGGTTGAGCATCTCTCGAAGCAAAGCGTCGACGGCCAGTGGGTACGCGGCGCCGTCGTAGCCGCAGTCATCCTTCTGTTGAGCTATGCGTAACGTCCTCATTCTCATTCTGACCGCCATTCTGCTGGCGGCCTGCCAGAGCCAGCCGGCCGTCATCCAGGAGCCTGTAGAGGTCACAGTCCCTGTAGAAGTCCCTGTTACGCCAGCGGCATGGCTGATGCAGCCGGTGAATTATCCCCTGCCGATGTGGGTGGATACGTCCAGCAAGGACGCCGATGCCTGTCTGTCGCCGGATGGCGAAGGCCAGTTGCGGGCGTGGATGCTTGACAAGTTCGAGCGCGAGAAGGCGTGGCGCGCGTGGGCACAACCATGAGCAATGGCCACAGGACCTGGACGACGTGGACCCTCATCTGTGAGATCAGCATTGCTATCGCCGGCGCAGGCACGGCCTGGGGTCTGGTTCAGGGGCGTGTGGCCTCTACAGAGGAGAAAGTTGAGAAGATCGAGGCATCGCAGCAAGTCTACGTCACCAAAGAGGTACTTGACTTGACATTGGCACCGCTCAAACAAAAGCTCGATGATACAAATCAATCGGTCAAAGACCTGGCGAAACAACAGACCGAATTCCTGACATCGCTGCGCGCATCCGCCATGCGTGGCAGCTATACGCCTGGATTTTTAGGGCGAACTTATCGGTAATCCCAATGTTTCACAGCCAAGACGGTCTGTTCTTTGAACGACAGGACGGCGGAGACGTGCGCGTCATCAAGACTGCGGATGGCAATTTCCCAAAGGGCGACAACATCACCTTCGAGACGATCCTATCGGCAGCCTCTTGGTGTAATGTGGTGTCTACGATGAGTGCTGCCGGCGAGACATACGAGACCTGGAATCAGGCTATGCGGTTTCATCAAGAGAACAAATAATGAAGCAGCCGGCGGTCAAGAAGGCCGATCCAATGGGTAAGGATATGGGTGGCATGGCCTTCCCGATGCCTGATCGCGGCGAGGCACCCCTGATCACGCATGGAAAGTTAACATACAGTTATTTGGACTCGTTCGGCTCCGCGCGCACCGAAACCAAACCTGCGCTCTCGGCTCAGCAGATTATAGAGCTGGTTAAGCAGCGCATGATGAGGTTCGATCGCGCCGGGCCCGGTGCACGGGAGAGTGATTTCAGCAGGCGCGAGAGAAAATATATCACCGCTCACCCCATCGGATTATTGAAAGCTGCCTGGGCACGGGCCGATAAAATGACAAGAATGGAAATGGCGATGATGTTCGATCCCAACAGCCATTACGGCAATTCCAGCCGTGCATGGGTCGAGAAAAACCAGCGCCCGCATCAACAGGTGATCGGCGATGATGGCGCGCCGTTAAATTAAATTTTGTGCAGCAACAATGCGCAGGATGAATTCGCGAGGCTATTGCACAACAGACGCTCGACGTGGAACCAGTGGGAGCGCGGCCCGCAGTGTCCCTGAGCCGGGGGAGGTTGTGATTGTGATTGTGATTGTGATTGTGATTGTGATTGTGGCTGTGGCTGTGGCTGCGATTCTTTCTCAGCTGATTATGAATTTTCAAACGCGTGTTATGAATTCTGGAATTTTGGAGTGCGGACGATGAGCACCATCCCCCCGCACGGCAGGCCGAGCCTGCCTTGCATCCAATATCCGGATTGTTCTACGTTTTCAGAAAAATTTCTGAGCGATTTCACTGTCCAGCCGTTGCGGGGGCGGAAAAATGAGAATTTAGAAATTTCAACCATCCCTTTTTCTCTCGGGAGCCCCCTAAACAGTTTTTCTGCGAATAATGGTGAGCTCATTTTCTGGCCGCCATTGCGCCAGCCTAGGCCTGTGCCAAGCGTTTTGAAAATGAACAATTTTGCTAACTGCGATGAAACCAAAAGACGCGGTCTGTTCATTTTAGGTCTCCTAATATTTCATTTTAGATGGTGAAATCATAGAGAATATTTTATCGCCGCCCGGCGGCTCACGCATTTCTAATGTGAGGCCAGCGCGATAACCTGCGCCCAGAGCGGCGCGACTGACATCGTCAGATCCTATTGCAGCGAGCCACATCTGGTGTTCTGCGTCCGTGCCGAACGATTCGCCGTGGTGGGCACGGCGCAGGCCACGCATATAACCGGCCCACCAATCCGCCCGGATGTGGTCGGGTTCCAGCCGCCGCAGCGTGTCTGCCCGGCGCATCAGGGAGGCGAAATTGCTCATTAGAAAATCTCCGGAAAATATTTTTTCACGTCCGACACTGATCATGGGAGAAATTATGAACGATAATTCGTATAATGTCAAGAACAATAATTCGCAAATTCGCACATAGGGCAAAATTAAACCCGAAACTGAGAATTTTCAAAATCTATGCCAATCTCAATCAAACAACAGCGATTCGTCGACGAATATATGACGGATTGCAATGGTGCGCAGGCTGCCATTCGCGCTGGATATAGCAAAAAAACAGCAAAAGAACAAGCATCGCGCCTGCTAACGAAAGTTAATGTTCAGCAATCTATTGCAGCGCGGCAATCTGCGTTATCAGAAAAAACCGGCGTTACACAAGAAATGATTATTGCAGGTCTGTTGGCAGAGGCCAATCATCATGGTGATGACGCATCACACGGGGCGCGGGTTTCGGCGTGGACACAGCTCGGACGGCATCTGGGCCTGTTCGAGCGTGACAACGAACAATCTGGAAAGAGCGTGCTCTCGCATCTTTCGCGCGCAGAATTGCAAACGATTGTAGAGGCCACTCAGAATGTTCTCGACATTAATGCAGAATCTAAAACCAAAACAAATTCTAGAACTCAACACTGAGGCGCCGGCGCCTGCCGGCTATTGCGGTGAGTTCGCTTAAAAGTTGAAACGGCACTAGATCGCCGCCTTGAATGCCGTTGGCGTCGAGCAGTTCAAGGATCATGACCTTCAGCTTCTCGGTCAATGCTTCGACCGTAGGCGCCTCGGTAACAAGGCCGGGAACGTCCTCGCTAGTGGCTACCCAAACGGAGGCTTCCTCGTCCCAGGTTGCCCGCACGATTAAAACCTTTGTTTTCATAGCGTCAAGTGTAGGTGAAGGCCGGGCTATTCAAAAGGGGTGGAGCACATAATTTGGGGGTAACTTTGGGGGTATAAGCAAGTAGTCACATATACTAACAGTATTTTAATCAAGTAGTTACTATTATATTTCGAGTCCTCTCCTAGCAATCTAGCGGCTGCTGGAGAACAGTGCAATATGCTCTCGACGAAAATACAGAAGCTCAGACCCGAACAACTGCTTGCCCTAAACATTGAGGCGCGGCGATGGTTGGCGCGGACAAAATTGTTCACTTATTTCCCCGACACGGGCCAATTGCGCCGTGAGTTGTACCCTCGGCACATGGCGTTCTTCGCCCTGGGCGGCAAACATCAGCCCATGCAGGGCATGTGCCCGCCGTCCTGTGATGGCAGCCCGCACCGCGAACGCCTGGCGTTATGCGCAAATCGCGTCGGCAAAACGGAGGGAATGGGCGGTTACGAGTCTACGTTGCATCTGACCGGTCGCTATCCGGAGTGGTGGCCTGGTTATAGGTTTACAACACCAATCCAGGCGTGGGCGGCTGGGGAGACGCGGCAGACTGTACGAGACATTCAACAGCACAAATTGATGGGGCCATTCAATGACTTCGGCACCGGACTGATACCAGGCGATGATATCGTCGATACGCGATCCGCGCCCGGAATTCCCAACGCCTGTGAGCAGGCCGTGATCGCACATTATGATCATTCCGGCCAGCGAGATGGCGATTCCGTCCTGGGTTTCAAGTCCTATGACCAGGGCGTGGAGGCGTTTCAGGGCACTGAACGCCACGTTATTTGGGCCGACGAGGAAATACCAGATGCAATAAGGACTGAATGCGTAACGCGGACGATGGCCACAGGCGGGTTCGCCGGCGGTCTCCTGATGCTGACGTTCACGCCGTTACGTGGTCGTACTGCAGTGGTTGAGGATTTTCTTTCCGAAGTTCACGCGGAGAAATCTGCGTGAGCAAGGCCGTCATCACCTGCGGATGGGATGATGTGCCTCATCTATCAGCGCTCGAAAAAAATGATTTGTTGAAATCGTTCCCGGCCCATCAACGGGATGCGCGCAGCAAAGGCGTTCCTCGTATGGGTGTAGGTTTGATATTTCTCAGCCCCGAAGAAGAAATCATCTGTAAGCCGTTCCAAATTCCGGAATTCTGGAAATTCCTCGGCGGAATGGATTTCGGAGGTTCCGGCCATCCCACCGCCGGCGTCGTCGGCGCACTGGATGCCGACGCCGATTGTCTGTATTTGATCGGCGGCTACAAGCGCAGCGGCCAAAACGCCGATACCAATTCCGGCGCACTCAAACGACTGTGCCCAGGCATTCAGTGGGCGTGGCCAAGTGATGGCATGCAGCACGACAAAGGATCAGCAGAGCAGATCGCCAAACAATACCGCGATGCCGGTCTGCAATTGCTAAAAGAATTCGCTCGGTTCCCGGAGACCAAGGACAAGACCGAGCGGGCCCGCAGCCGTACATCGGTCGAGGCCGGTATTTTCGAGATGCAGCAGCGGTTCGACACCGGACGGCTGAAGGTGTTCGAGACATTCACGATGTACATAGATGAATACCGCGAGTATCACCGTGACGATAACGGCAAAATCGTGAAGATCAAAGACGACCTGATCTGCGCATCACGTTATATGATGATGATGTTGCGGTTTGCCAAGCCGCGAAGTCCGCAGAAAAAAACCCACAGCAGAACGATTGATTTTCAACCCCTGGATCGCGAGATGAATTATTAGGAGACACCGCCATGTTTATGACAATGGAACAGGTGGCGCGCGCAGTTGATCACTTGCTCGACAACGGCATTGAACCGCTGACCGTGAATGACGCCTATCACGCCCATCTGCTGAACAAGTACGACAGAATCAAGAAGAACTGGAAACCGGGTGACAAGTATTTCCTCGTCGATTTCCAGAAATGCCACAACGCCCCCTTAGAGCAGTTTCCCTTCCCGTGTGAACTGGCAGTCCGCCGGGAAGATGAAGACGAAGCCGCGACTGCCACACTTCATTAACCGGAGAAACCCCATGATCAAATATCGCCACAAAGAAACCAAGCAGGTCTGCGAATTTGAGTACGACGAAAACGCCAAAACATTCATTCAGGAGATCGAGGATCCGGATAAGTGGGATCTGGTGATGGAAGATGGGAAACCTGGGGTTACGAGTGATGCCAGCGATGCCAGCGATGCCAGCGATGCCAGCGATGCTGGCGATGCTGGCGATGCTGGCGATGCTGGCGATGCCAGCGATGCTGGCGATGCTGGCGATGCCAGCGATGCCAGCGATGCTGGCGATGCTGGCGATGCTGGCGGTGATGGCAAGAACCCGCAATAAATTCGTGAGTTTTTAGCTTGGCTCCTCCAATTACCACCGGCACAGCAGCGCCGATATCGCCCCCGAATCCTCTGGATGATACGACGATCTCGGCAGCCGCCATCGCCGAGGCAAAGGCGTTCGACAATCCCGACGGCGTCGACAATAACCAGGAACAAGAGGCCGCCAAGCAATTGTTGAATGCGTTCGGCGCATCACTCTCGAAAAAACGGCAGGAAGCGATTGACGGCCGTTATTTGAGTGGCGTTGAAGATGATTGGTTAGACGATGAGGATGCCATCGAGGGAATCGATGATGCCAATCGTCTCGACTGGCAGCTACGCAACAAGTCGTTGACGCCGGTGACGAGGGAGAAAAATCAGGTTGATCCGCGAAGCACGATGTTCCTCAACATCACGCGGCCATATTGCGACGCCGCCGCCGCGCGCATCGCCGATATGATGCTGCCGATCTCCGGCGACCGCGCGTTTGCCGTCGAGCCGACACCGATCCCGGAATTGGAGGATATGGCATCGAAACTCCCCGCGCTGAATATTGGCGGTGATGCTGGCGCCTCCGCACCTCTTACCGCAGCAGCAACGCCAGGCGGGCAGGCTGCACCCATAGAGGCCGCCCCGGATGGTAATGAGCAACCCAGTGGTGGTGCTCCGCCATTGGCAAATGATATGGCAGCCGGTGGCGGCGAACCACCGATGATGTCACCAGAGCCAGCGCCACTCTCTGAACCCGCGACCGATGCCGGTACGGCATCCGTGCAGGCCGCCGTTCCGCCTGCTGGCGGTCAGAGCACGGCGTCGTTGTTGGACGCCAATACTCAGGACACGCTCAAGGCCATCGCAGCGAAGGCCGCGTTGGACATCGCCGCCAAGAAGGCGGAGAAGGCTGAACTGCGTATCGATGACTGGTTCAAGGAGACGAAGTGGGGACAGCACATCCGCGCCGTCATCGAGGACGCCGCCCGCGTCGGCAACGGCATCATCAAGGGCCCGGTGCCCATGCATCGCCGAGCGGCGAAGTGGACGGTCAATAACGGCACGGGCGTACTCGTCATCGAGGACAAGATCTGCCCGGCCAGTCGGCGCATTGATTACTGGGATTTCTTTCCGGATCCAGACTGCGGCGAGTGCATCCACGATGGCGCCTTTACCTGGGAACGTGACCGTGTCACCAGGAAGAAGCTTAAGGCGCTCAAGGGACTGCCTGGTTATCTCGACGATCAGATCGACAAAGTATTGGCCGAGGGGCCGACGCACAAAATCCCGACGAATTACGACAAGGACGACCGGCGCCGGCCATATTATAGCGGCAACACTACTGACAAGCGTTTTGAGATTTGGTATTACTACGGTGAGGCTGGCAAGGACGACATGATGGCCGCCGGCTGCGAGTGCAAGGACGGCGACGCCTTCGATGTCATGGTGACGATGGTCAACGATACAGTTATTCGCGCCAGCATCAACGTGCTGGACACCGGCGAATTCCCGTACGACATAATGGTGTGGCAGAAGCGGATCGGCCTACCGTGGGGGATAGGTATTGCCAGGCAGATCGACACACCGCAACGTCTGCTCAAGGCCGCCAGCCGCAACATGGCCGACAACGCCGCCATGGCTTCTGGCCCGCAGGTGGTGGTGTGGGAGAAGGGCATAGAACCCGTCAACGGCTCTCATGTGCTGACGCCGCGCAAGGTGTGGATTGTCAAGGAGGACGCCGATATTCAGGAAGTCGATCACGCCTTCCGCACGTACAACATAGAAATGCACGTGCAGGAATTGATGGTGATCATAACATTCGCCCTCAAGATGGCCGAGCAGGTCACAAATCTGCCCATGTTGCTACAGGGCCAGATTGGCATGGCACCGGATACCGTCGGCGGCATGACGATGCTGCAGAACAACGCCAGCGGCGTGCTGCGGCGGCTGGCGATGCAGTTCGACGAGAGCATCATCATCCCGCACGTAACACGTTATTACGACTGGATTATGCAGTACGGCGAGGATGACGACGAAAAGGGCGACATGCAAATAGTCGCCAAGGGCGCCAGCGTGCTGTTTGAACGCGACCAGCAGAATCAGGAGATGCTGCAACTCGGCCAGATGTCGCAGAATCCGATCTATGGCATCGATCCCCGTAAATGGGCTGCCGAGTTCATGCGCAGCAAACATTACAACCCCGAACGTTTTCAATACGACGCCAATGACGACCCGAAAAACGGGCCTCCGCAGCAGGACCCGCGGCTACAGATTGAGCAGCTGCGCACCGATGCGGAAGAACGTCGTATGGCCTTCCAAGCCAACCAGAACGACCAAAGCCGCCAGCTTCAATATCTGTTGAAGACGATGGACAAGCAGTTGGAGGGCATGAACATCCAGAGCAGCAAGGATGTGGAGTTGTTGAAGTTGAGAAAGGCCGTGCAGGATTCTCTGGCCGCATCTCAGCGCGCTGGCGTGCCGCAGGGGATAAGCCATGCAGCTTGAGAAACATGAGGTCGACTCGCCGCTGTGGAAGAAGCTGGAAGGAATTCTGCGCGAGCGCATCGCCAAGTGCCACGTTGATAACGACGACCTCAACAAAAATGAGATACAGACGGCCATCGTCCGCGGCCGGATCTCAGAACTGAAATACATTCTCGCCTTCGCCAAACAACCGAAGATGATCGATTAAACCGTAAACCCGCAGTTTCGCACTAACCCCAAGGGCGCCATTGTCGCCATTTTTATTTGGAGATCAACCATGACTGAAGCCGCACCGCAAGCCAGCAATGATACGTCAACCGCCGTAGTCAACGAAGACCAGAAGTTAAAGGCGGAACAACAGAAATCCGATACCCAGGAAGCCGAGGCTTTCGACGCCGGCGACACCGGGGCCGATACCAAAACCAGCGGTGTAACCGCCGCCGCTGCCACAGATGCCGCCGCGTCTACGGACGCCACGGCTGCCACCACCACCACTGATGACGGCGCCGCAACAACTGCAGGCGGCAAAGCCACTAGCACCGTCGACGATAAAGACAAGGCCACTGCCATCGCGCTTGTCGCCGGCATGAGCGACGACGAAGTCAAAACGGTGTTAAAAGAAGCGCAGCGGCTGGGCAGCATCGAGGCCGCCATCAAGCAAGAATTTCAGAAGATCTACGGCAAATTGGGTGAGGTCAACAGCAAACTCGTCACCGCCAAAAAGAAGTTTACAAAGGATTCATTCAAGAAACTTGGCGAGGTCTACGGTGATGAAATCGCCGAAGCCCTGGCCGCAGATCTTGGCGAAGTCTTCGCCGGCGCCGGTGCGCTGAGCGAGGAAGAACAGGCCGCCGCTTTACGCCAGGTAAGCGATAGCGTCCTGGGCGAAGTCAGCAAAAAAGCACAAGTACAGTACGATGCAATGCAGTACGCCATGCAGAAGGAACTGATGTCCGTGCTCGATGAAGACTGGGATGTAAAAATGAACAGCAACGAGTTCGGCCAATGGCTGGGCACGTTGCCGAAGGATGAGGCGATGGAGGTGATGACCATCTCGTCAGCCAGGGCCTTCGTCAAGAAACTCAAGAAATTCGATGAGTATCTGGCAAAGCAGAAGTCCAAGGCAGAGGCAGAGGCCCAGCGCAAGCAGGCCGAATCTTCCAAGAGTCGCCGACTGGAATCCAACATCCAGCCAGCGGGCGGGCCGGGATCTTCAAAGAAGCAGGTGATGACTGAGGAAGATGCATTCAACACGGCCTGAGTCATCATCAAACCCACCCGAAAATGGCGCCACACGGTGCCTTTTTTATTTTAGGAGATAAACCCTATGTCATTGCAAAATCTTCAACTGACGCCTGCCCGGCTCGGCAAATTCAAGGCCGAGACGATCAAGCACGCGATCCCGGTGGAGGTCTTGGGCATTACCGGGGCGCAGAAGAAAGTTCCGCCCAACAACAGCGATACCTACGTCGCCCGGCGCTGGCTGCCGTATGGCGCGACGACCACCAATAACAACACCATCAATCGGTGGGTGGTCGACGCCAACGCGCATCTCGCGCAGGAAGGCGTGACACCGCCAGCCGACACACTGACGCCAATGGACGTTACCGTTGTTATGCAACAGTACATGGTGCTGTACGCCTTCACCGACAAGACCTTCGATATGTACGAGGACGACATACCCTCAGAAATGAAGAAGCAAGTCGGTGAACGCCTGGGACTGGTGCGCGAGATTGTGCGTTACAACAGCCTCAAGGCCAGCACCAATGTCTTCTATGGTGGCACCGGCACTTCACGCTCCACCGTCAACGGCACGATCACGCTGCCATTGATGCGGCGCGTGGCAAAAAACCTGCTGGCCAACCACGCCATGCAGATCACCGAAGTCCTGGCGCCCAGCCAGAATTTCGCCACCAATGCAGTGGAGGCGGCGTTCCTGGTGTTCACGTCTGTGGACGGCGAGTCCGATATTCGCGATCTGCCGAAATTCACGCCGGTCAGCGAATACGGTTCGCGCAAGGTCGTGCACCCGAATGAAGTCGGGAGCTGCGAACGCTTCCGCTTCGTCGTCAGCCCCGAACTGTCGTCCTACGCCGATGCCGGCGCGGCCATCGGTGCGCTGGGCTTGGTGTCGACCAGCGGAGCCAACATCGATGTCTACCCGTATATCATGGTGGCCGAAGATGCGTGGTCTCAGGTCATGCTCCGCGGCAAGGAAAGCATGGACATGATCTGGCTGCCTCCGGGTCAGAAGGACAAAAACGATCCGGGTGGCCAGCGTGGTTACGCAGGCGCGAAGAATTATTTTGCCTGCCTGCTGGAAAACCAGGGCTGGATGGCGGTTGTCGAAGCCGGCGTCACCAACATTTAATCGGGGGTGACACATGGCAAATGACAATTCAATCAAGCGCAATAGCACGTCGTTGTCGGATGAGAACGACGGATCCATTATCCGGCGGATATTGACTGCCATTCTCTCCGATCTGAACGCCTTGCGTTTAAATCAGGTGTTCACCGGCAAGACCGCCGGACTGGCAATCAAAGTCGCATTGAGCACGCTGGCGAAAGCCGGCAATGCGTTCTATGCGGTGGTCAACGGCGTCATGGTGACGAAGGCCGCCGCCACGGACATGGCGGCACTCGTGGGGACGACCAACCTGAACAAGTTCAATGTCTACTGCTTCTACATCGACGCGAGTGGCAATCTAACCAGCGCGATGGGGACGCAGGGCGCGACCTTGGCTGGCGTCGTCTTCCCCGTTCAGGCGGCTGGCACCGTAATGATCGGCTTTGTCCTCGTAAATCCGACGGCCGCTGATTTCATCGGTGGCACGACGGCCCTTGACGCGGCAGGCGTCAATGCAGTGTACGTGGACACCTGTGGCCCGGCGGTTTACGGCGCCAGCGGTGGCCCAATGTCATTAATCAGTTGAACCCGTAGGAGGGAAAATCAATGTTAAACGAGTTCACCCAAGGTCATACATTCCTCTGCGTCAAGGCGGGTTTGACCGGTATTTCCGGCGCGGCGACCACCTTCTCCACCGGTGCGACCACGCTGCAGTACGCCGTGCTTGGCAAGGCGGCGACGAAGGCGACGGTCACTGCCGGCGCATCGCCGACGACCGATGCCGTCACCGGCAATGCGATCACGCTGGTGCCCAACAAGGGCATGGTCGTGGTTTGGTGTCTGGATCTCCCCGGCAACGTCAAGGTTGTCGCCGGCCCAGCCGCCGATCTGGATTCCGCGGGCAATTTCAAGGTGTATCCGCAATTCCCCGGCGTCCCCGACACACTGTGTCCGTTCGCCTATCACGTCATTAAGGCCGGCAGCACCACAGTCGGCACCTGGACGTTCGGCAGCTCGAACTGGAACGCCACCGGTCTCAGCCACACGGTTGTCGACGTGCTGGTTCAGCCGGCGCGGCCACAGATCAGCTAATCCACCGCGACAAAGCAGTTTACGGAAGAGGGGGCTTCGGCCCCCTTTCTGTTTTATCCATCAATTTAGGAGGACAGATTTATGGCCAGCAGCAACCGCAGCAAGCCTCGTGTGGCAATCGATCCCAGCCGTGAGCAGATCGAACAACTGAAACCAAGGGAATTTGAACAGATCAGCGGTCTTGAAAAAGTCGTCGATTCGCAGGATTCAGAAATAGCGCTGACCGAGCCGGAAGTTATTACCGTCGGTGCCAGGTTCAGCAATGTTCAGGAGGAGGAATTGGCGTTTATGGAGGAGCGCCTCATCATCACCATTTTGTCTTCCGGGCAGAAGAACGAGGAAAACCCTGTCCCGGTTTCCGTGCAGGGCAGGCAGGTGCAAGTCTGGCGTGAAACAAAGACCATCGTAAAGCGCAAGTACGTTGAGCGACTGGCGCGCGCCAAGCCAGCAGCCATCGGCAGTGAGCAATATATGCATGGTGATGAGCGCCGCGTGCGCTATCCCAGCAGCCGCGGCCTGCAATATCCGTTTACGGTCAACAAAGACCCCAACCCCAAAGGCCCACAATGGCTGGCGGATGTCTTACAGGAGAACTAACACGTGGCTACTCGAAATCCAACTGTTACCTTCGTCGGCAACGATACCATCGTCTTCTCCTATGGCGGCATGCTGAATGGCGATGACGGCGCGCCGATCTCGCCGAATCACAGCAATTATGCCGACCGCTCCGTTGAAGTTTTCGGTACGTTCGGCGTCGGCGGCTCGGTGACGGTCGAGGGCGCGCCTGATCCAGGCTCGACATATGCTGCGCTGCGCAACGCCTCGTCTGTAACTCTGGCCATAACCGCCGCAGGTCACGAGCAAATATTGGAAGTGCCAGCCTTTACACGGCCGCGCGTGACAGCCGGCGACGGCACCACCAGTCTCACCGTGGTCATCACCTGCCGTAAAAGATTCATCATCCTATAAATGGGTGGGAGCATGAGTTCAAAGTAACGTTAGCGCGCATGCGCCACAGGAGATAGCCTTTGTCAACTATGCAGAACATCGTCGATTTGGCGCGGATCCCGCTTAATGACGACAGTAAGACTAGATACGACGACGCCACGCTGCTCAATTACACCAACCGCGCTATCCAGCGGCTAATCATAGTCCGACCTGATTTGTTTATCGGCAGTTACCTGTCACTGCCGACGACGGCACTGGCGCTCGGCGATACGTTCCCGCTTGGCGCTCCATACGAACAACCAGTTGCCGATTACGTCACCGCCAGGGCGGAGACCGTCGATGCCGAGTTTGCCGAAAACAGCAGGGCGACATCGTTCTTCGCGCTGATGAAGGAAACCGCTGGCTGACATGACGACCGCCCTCACGAGTTTCTACGACGATGTCCTGCCGCATGTGCCGGGCTGTCCGCAGGCGTTGGCATTGATCGAGATCAGGAAAGCGTGCATCGAGTTCTTCCGCCGCACATGGATATGGCAGGTCAACCTGACGCCGATTGATGTCGTCGTAGGTCAGCATACCTACGCCTACTCCGCCGGCGCTCCGCCAGTTGATACCGTGGTCGCCGATGTCATTCAGGCGTGGCACAACGACTTTGAGATCTTCGCGCGTACGCCTGATGAGTTGGCTATGGTATACAACAACTGGCAGACGCAGAAGGGCAACCCGCTGTTTTACGTCGCGCCTGATGACCGCGACATCCGTATCGTGCCGATCCCAGCGCTGGCGTTTACCGCTGGCTTGAAGTTGTTCGTCAGCTTGAAGCCATCGAACAGTGCCAGCGGCATCGACGATATATTGTTCCAGGAATATCACGAGCGCATCGCCGACGGCGCCATCGGCAAGATCATGCTCATACCGAAGAAACCGTACACTGATCTACAGACTGGTGCCTCGCGGTGGAAGCTGTTCATCAACAGTTGTCATCATGTCCGCACCAGGGCGATGAAGACACGCTCCACGCTGACGACGCCGTCACAGGTGTGACGTGGCTGGCATCGTCATTCCCAGGCTCGGCGGCATACTGCCGCGCATAGACGCCAGGCAACTGCCGGACTTCGCCGCGCAGGCCGCCAATAATTGCAAGCTGTGGAACGGCGTGTTAAAGCCGTTGCGGGCGCCGAATCCAGTCAACACACCGTCGAAGTCAGGCACGAAGAAAAGCATGTACAGGATTTCCAGCGCCGGCGTTGATTACTGGCTGCATTGGATTGACAACATAGATGTCTGGCGGGCGCCACTCCTGGGAGATACCTGGACACGGCTCTACTACACCGGCGATGGTGAGCCGCGCGTTACCCGCTTGGAGATGGCGATTTCCAAGACCGACAATGTCAATGGCATAGACAATTATCCCAGCGGCTACGGCGAGGCCGGCGCGACGGATTATCCACGTGCGTTTTACGCCTTGGGCATACCGGCGCCATTGACGGCGCCGACGGTGACGCCGCCGGCCGGCACCACGGTCACGCGGGCATACGTTTATACCTTCGTCAACGGCTGGGGCGAGGAGTCGGCGATCTCGCCGGCGACGCTCGGCACCGGCGCGTTGGGTACTTGGGTACTGTCGGGGATGAATACTGGGCCGCTCAATACCGGCAGCCTCAGCGGCGCCACCTATGCAGGCGCCACCGGGCTGGTGACGGTGACGACGACGGCTAATCACTGGCTGCACGCCGGTCACAAGATCAACATCACTGGCGTGGTCGGCATGACGAACCTGAATGCCGACTTCCTGGTCTACGATGTGCCGTCAAATACCACTTTCAGAGTGCTGTTGACAACGGCGCAGATCTACACCAGCGGCGGGACGTGGAAACGCTACGCACCGTATAACATCAACGGCCTGAAACAGCGCATCTACCGCACGATCACGACATCGCCTGGCACGCAGCAATACTATTATTTCGTCGCCGAGCAGACGGCGGCTGCGACTTACAACGACAGTTTGAGCGACAGCCAGTTGGGCGGCGTTCAGCCGACGACGTACCTTGATATGCCGCCAGGCGATCTCGCCGGCATCGTCGCGTTACCCGGCGGTTTCTTCGCAGGATTCAGTAAAGGCAACATCCTCTGTTTCTCTGAGCCGTACAAGCCCTATGCGTGGCCGGCAGCCTACTGCAAGGCGACGGCCTATCCCATCGTCGGCCTCGGCGTCTACGGCAATTCCGTCGTCGTCTGCACCACCGGCACGCCTGAGATTGCCACAGGCATCAGCCCTGATGGGATGTCGCTCACGCGGCGGGCCGTGAATTATCCCTGTATGAGCAAGCTCAGCATCGTCAGCAGCGGTTATGGCGTGTTGTATCTCAGCGACATGGGGTTGGTGCTGAACGACACGCTGAACAGCCAGTTGGTCACGCGGAATTTCTACGACCGCGACGCCTTTCATGACAGTGTTACCGGCGTCTCAGCGGCGATCTCGTTTGCTTATGACGACCGCTACTATGCCTTCTGGCGCGACATCAACAACAACGGCCAGGCTTTCATATTCGATCCACAGGAAGCATTGGCGACGCTGTCCACGAACAATTACGCCATCAACGGTGCCTGGCGCGATCCTGAGACCGGCCTTGCGTATATCGTCGATACCACTGCTATCAAGCAGTGGGATTCCAGCGCCGGCGTCAATCAGACCGCCCAGTGGAAAAGTAAGAAATTCAAGTTGCCGAAGCCTGGCAATATGAAGGTGGCGAGGATTGCCAGCGATTTCACCCAAACACAGGCGGAACAAGACGCCATTACGGCCGCCAATGCCGCCATCGTTGCCAGCAATACGACGTTATTGGCCGGCATCGGCGCCACCACGACGGACAACACTGAGGCGGCATTTGCCTCGCAGTCGCCGGCGGAGATCACCTTCGCTGGCGATCTGGCGCAGCAGTTGATCAAAACCCAATTCCAGGGCATCACCTTCAATCTCTACGCCGACGGCGCGCTGAAATTCAGCAAACAGGTATTTAACAGCAAATCCTTCACGCTGCCGAAGGGCTACATGGCCGATTACTACGAGGTCGAGTTCATTACCAACATCACGATATCGCCGCCGTTGGAGATGGCGGAGTCCATCTCCGAATTGAAGCAGGTCTGATGGCCAAGATCAAACCAGGTTTGGGGATTGCCAGTAACAATCCCGATTTCATCGAGAAGCTGGTGATCTGCATGGAAATCATCATGGGCCGACGTGGCGGCAAGATCCAAAGCATCGGCACGTTGACGGCGACGAATATCAGCGGCGCGCCGGCGGCGGACGATTACAACAAACTCGTGGCCGACCAACATACACTAGTAGCGAAGATCAACGAGATATTGACACAGTTACAGGACTGACATGGCGAACAAACTCAAAGAGAACGCGGTATCTAAACTGGCGATTGCCATCGGCATCGCCGATACCACCGTGCAAATCACCGCCGGCACGAAGGCGACGCGCTTCCCGACACTGGCGGCCAATGACTGGTTTTACGCCAAGCTCACCGACACCAGCGGCAACTACGAGTATGTCAAGGCCACGTCCAACGCCGGCGCCGATGTCTTCACCATCGCCCGCGCCCAGCTAGGCACGAGCGCGCTATCGTTCGCCAGCGGCAGCGCCTTCGCCCTGGTGCTGACATCAGCCGATCTCGCTTATTTCGTCAATCAAGCCGGGTCGGCGATTTACGCCGGCACCGCCGGTGGCACCGCCGACGCACTGACGGCGTCGTTGACGCCGGCGCCAGCGCAGTTGTCAGAGGTCGGATTTTTCATGCTCAAGGCCAGTGCCGACAACGCCACGACTACGCCGACGCTCAATCTCAACAGTTTCGGGCCGCTGACCATCGTCAAGGAAAATAACCTGGCGCTGGCTGTGGCCGACATCAAGACCAACGCCATGTGCCTGTTTTTCAGCAACGGCACTAATCACGTTCTCCTCAATCCACGGACGCTGTCATTACTCCTTCCTCTAGCTGGTGGCACTATGACGGGTGCCGTTAATTTTGGCCTCTCAACAGTAGCCTCAAGCGTTACCCCTGATATCTGGACTAATACCGCCAATACCATAAGCTATACGGGCGTAATAACAGCCACAGGCTTTGCCGCCGCACCACAAGCCGGTGCGCAACGAAGGCTGGTGACGACTGGCGGCGCATCTTTTACCGCCGGCGTGAACATGCTCATTCAGGGCGTTGCTTCTGGATCAACATATACAGCAACCGCAGGAGATATTATCGAAGTAACAGCCATAACCACGACACAATTCCGTCTGGTCATAGAGCGGCAGGATGGCGCGGCATCAAATACTTCACAGTTTACCAATTCATTGGGGGCAGATGTACTTATTAATACTAGCGCCATTTATTTTGACGGCCCAAGTGTTGCACAAGGAACTACTGGAACATGGTTTGCAAACGGCACAGTAACGGTTCAAGATACAGTTGGAGCGGCTAATATGAACGCCAAACTATGGGATGGTACGACCGTGATTGCTTCAACGACTCAGCGAACGGAAGCCGCATCAGCAGTTAAATCTCTCTCGTTGTCAGGCTATATTACTAATCCAGCAGCAAATATTAGGATTTCCGTGGCAGACTCCAGCTCTGCATCAGGGAAAATATTATTTAACTTTTCAGGAAGTTCAAAAGACAGCACTATTTCAGTTTTGAGGATTAAATAATGAAGATTTTAATGCTGATATTACTAATTATACCAGCAATCGCCATGGCCGATCTTCCGCATTGGAAAACGCGCGAAGCGATTATCAGCCTACAAGCCCAAAATACAGGGCTGCATAAGATGCTTTTGTTAGGAGATTCCAATACTGAAGCCTACTGGTGGAATATAAATTCCGGCTGTACAACCATCAATGCTGGATTTGGCGGTGCGAGGATCAGGGATATTGCAAACATGGCTGATGAAATTGCAAGAGTTACACAGCCCAAATATGTGCATCTGATGATAGGAACAAACAACATTAATCTTGATCATAACTCTTCGGAATGGGCTTCCATGCAGAGTGATTTACAAACCATAGTAAATATATTTATTGCTTATGGATCAAAAGTGATTTTGTGGCCTATTCCGCCGTTCGCATCTAATTTTAGTACTGATCTAACTGCTCGATCCAACATCAATAAAATAATACAAAATGTCGCTTATGCAAGCAACTATCAAAAAAACTCATTTTTGGACTGGTGGTGGCCTAATCAGATCACGGCAACCGACGGTTATGCGACTGGTACATCATTACAAACCGATGGCGTCCATTTGTCGGCTAGTTCGCAACTTTCCCGTTATTATCGCTTTGCGGCATGGACAAAATATATTGTTGCATTGACAGGTGTAAATTGTAACTAAACAGAAAACAGTCCGACCAAATAAACCCGCCTCGGCGGGTTTTTTATTGGAGATGTTCTGAATGTTGAAGATCTACAGCCCGCGTGACGCCGAACAGAAGCTGCTGATCGCCGCCTGGGTTGGCAGTCAGATCCCATGCCGCCCGGTGTTCGACGACCCGTCGATCATCTCGTTTTGGGACGGTGATGATCTCGTCGGCGCCGTCGTCTATTCGCATTATCGCGGCACCGACATTGAGATGTCGTGCGCGTGCAAGCATCAGCGGTACTTATCGCGCAAGGTGTTGCGGCCGATCTTCCGGTATCCCTTCTGGCAGCTTCAATGCCGGCGCGTGACGGCCATAGTCCACGAGGACAACGCCCATTCGCTTGACTTCAATTTGAGGCTTGGCTTTGTGCATGAGGGCGTCGTGCGTAAGGCATTTGGGGAACGCGATGGCGTGTTGTTGGGGATGTTGCGCGAGGACTGTCCGTGGATCAGGCCCACGGCCAAAGACCTCGAACTTGTTAAACAGATTGCGGCATAGGAGATCACCATGGGTGGCGGCGGTAAAGGCAGTGCACCAAAACCAGATCCGCAGATCGGCATAGCCAGCAGGGAGTCCATTCGGCTTGGACGCGATCAATTCAACTGGATCAAGAACGAGGTCACGCCTGAACAGATGAACCTGGTGCGGCGCGTTGTGGACCAGCAGTTGAGCATCGGCGATCAGAGCCAGCAGCGTGCCGAGCAACAATGGACAAATTACCTAGGCGCTTACCAGCCTGTCGAGGACCGCGCCGTGCTGGACTCGCTGGCATTCACCGAGATGAGCGACGAAGACGCGCAGAAGCTCATCGGTTCCATGACTGATAGGTACGGCACTGTGCTGGCCCAGGAGCGGGATCAGCAACTCGCCGATCTGGCGAAACGACGGCAGGGCGGTATAGGGCAAACCGTCACAGAAAACAAGACTAATCTAGCAGCCGACAGTAGCATCGGACAGTGGATCAACACCGGGCCGGCAAGATTGGGCGTCGGGTCTTTTGGCGGTGATTCCATATGGCTGAATACAAGAACAGGACAGAAGATCATCGGCTTAAGCCCCACCTCCTCTAATGCTGCGCCATTTGGTGATGGTACTATCATCCAAAACGGTCGTGTAGTTGCCGTCAACTCGACGCCAGGCAGTAGTGTCGGCGCTGCTGGACAGGGTAATAATGGAACGACGACTACTACGACTACGACCAGGAATGTCGGCGGACTGCCGGAGAGTTATTACAATACCGAAGCCAAGAACATCAATAACGCCTATACTGCCGGTTTAGCTGATATCAAGTCTCGTGCCAATGAGCTCATGGCGCAACGCGGCTTGGAACGTCAGGCCGCCGAAACTGCGGCAGGGCGTGCTGGCGCGGAAGTCGAGCAGCAGGCCGACGCCGAGCGTCAGCAGCTGGCGCGGTATCTGACAAGTACAGGCGTCGATCCAAGCTCACCGCAGTACGCCGAGGCGATGAACCGCGGCCTCACCGCCGTCGCCGCCAACAAGGCCGGCGCCATGAATAATGCCCGCACCGCCTTATACAACACCGATAAGGCCGCCCGCGGCGGCATCATCAACTTCGGCCGCAACATGCCGAATACCGCAGGCTCGTCCTACGCCACCACGCTCAACGCCGGCAATTCGGCGGTGGGTAATTTCGATCAGGCAATAGGCACACAGATAGCCGGCCGCTCATCGGCGGTGCCATTTTTCAGCGCCGGCATCGGCGGCCTCAATAATCTCTACAACAGCCAGATCAACGCCTTCAATGCGCAAAATCAGCAGGGCAGCGTCTTTGGTAATATCCTTGGCGAGGCGGCTGGCTTCGCCATCCCTAAACTACCATTTTTTACTTGAATGATGGTGATTAAAGTCATGGCTAATTTCGGACGTGGTCTGCTTGAGGGTTTAGAACACGGTGTGCGTCTGGCCGGAGAGGTCAGCGAGCAGCAGCGCAAGAACGAGGAGTATAAAAATAAGAAGAAGAATGAAGAAGACATTATGGACATTTGGAGAGCTGTGTTGCCTGGTTCTGCTGTTTTAGACAAGTCAAAGCCCACCGGCGATTATCCGCAGTCGAGCGGACAAGTGTTGTCGCCTACCGGCCAGCCGCTTGGCCAGATGCCGCCTGGCGCCCTGTCGTTGGCGTCCGCCGGTGACGCCGGCTCTGGTGGTTCGTCTCCGTCTCCGTCACCTAGCCTGCGGCCACTGTACGACACCACCAACTCCAGTAGCGGTTTTCGTCCATGGGACTGGCTGAAGCAGGGCTTACCGCCAGACGGCGGTGCGCCGGTTTCCTCGCCGCTGCCCGTAGGCGCCGGAAATGATATCGCCGCTGCCACGCCACAGCCACAGCCACAACCCGTAGCCCTGCAGCCGACGGCAACCCCAACTCCTATCGCCGCTGCGTCACCAGTTCGTCGTGCCATCAATGCGGCAGCACCCGTGACGCGCCCTAGCGTAGTCAGCGCCTCTTCAACGCTGAAAGATGTAGGAGCCATAGGTGACGGCAATGGCATCCCCACGTCAATTGCGGCGTCAGCCTCTCCGCAGAGTAAGTTCGCGCAGTTGGTGGAGGCCGCCAAAGGCGGCGCCGGCAGTCTCTATGACAGAGCCGTAGACTTGACGAGCCGAAACGTCATCCAGCCGGTGGCTGAGGTGTTTGGCGGCAACGCCGCACAGGCCGCAGAATCACCAGACTTTTCTGGTGGCGTTGGCGGCGGCGACACCAGCGGCGTCATTACTCCTGAACAAATCTCAGCAGATGCCGCCAGCGCAACCACCAAAAATGAATCCGCGAAAAAGGCCATCAATGACGCCGTCACCGGTCTGCCACAGACCGCCAAGAGCATCTATGAGTACGGCAAAAACAAATTATCGCAGGCCAATGATTATCTGACGACGACCGCCAAGAATCTCGGCGGCGGCATCATTGCCAGCGCGAAAAAGATGGTGCGCCAGCGCGGCACACCAAGCATTCTCGAAGTCAATGATTTGAAGACGATGTCTGATATTTCCGATGCCGATCTTAACGCCCGCGGTCTGACCTACGATGAGATCAAGGCCATACGTGGATTGCAGGCGGCGTATCTACCGAAGGTCGGCTTCTACAATCCCACCAATCAGGTGCAATGACATGCCATCGCCACTTTATTCACCACAGGGACAGGATGCAGCCGCGGCGCCGATGGCGGCGTCAGACCCTGCGGCGCCGACCGCCACGCCAGCGCCGATGCAGGCCAACAACACGGCAGCGCCACCACCACAGCGCAACCAAGTTCAGTGGGATAACGTCCTCAACGACTTCGTCACCGAGGCTGTGAAGCGCGGCCGCGGCGATCTCGCCATCCAGATGATGAAGCAGTCACCTGACATCGTGAAGGCATCGTATACGCTATCGGCGCCAAAGATCATGGCCGGATGGAGCGCATTCCTACGAAACCCAAATACGCAGACATTGAAGAACGTCTACGACGCCTTTCCAGACGGTCAGAGCATCCCCGCGGGCACCACCGTCGATGCCGCCAAGCAGACGATTTCATTCCCGGGCGGTCAAGCGATGTCGTTCGACGATGCCTTCGTTCCCGTCGCAGGCGCAGCACTAGATCCGGAGGTCTACTCGCGTCTGATGTTGCAGAGCATAGAAGGACGGCAGACCCGCAAACAAATCGCCCAAGAACGCGCTGATCAATTTCAGCATGAACAGGCCCAGCGTGTACAGGACAGTCGTGATACGTTCCGGCAAAACGCTTCTTTCACGAACGCATTGATCAACGGAAGAAGGAATGACTTGAGTTTGAAGGACAAGTTGGAGTTGGCACAAAAATTAAAGCAGGATGATTTTAGCGAGGAAGCGCCCAATCGTGATGATAGTTATTATCTCGATCAGGTTAACCGCCAGATTTCCGCTGCAAAAGGCAGAATAAGCGGCAATATTCAAGACACGGCCGCGCGCGCTGTGGCACCCCCCATCAAGGCCATACCGCAGGCGGCCATTGACGACTTGAAGAAGAATCCCGGCCTCGCCTCTCAATTCGACCAGAAATACGGAGGCGGTTCGGCTAAGCAATACCTGGGACAATAATGTCCAATTACTTCGATCAGTACGATGTCGACAACGGCAACACGGCGTTGTCGACTACACCTGTCATGCCAACGGATTCGGTGGTCACCGACGCCGTTCCCGCCGATTCAACCACCTCTATGCGGCAGTTGCTTGCCGACATCAACAGCAAAATCTCGCCCGCCGTCCATGCCGTCTCCGATGCCGTCGGCCTTAATCAGACGCCCACCAAACCATCGAATTATTTTGATAAATACGACACGCCAGCGGCAAATGCCAATTACTTTGATCGGTACGATGAGAAGCCAGACACAGGCTTCATGGCCACCCTTAAAAAATCCGGGGAGGCCGTCAAGGCCGGTATTGGTCAGGCCGTCGGCGAACTCGCCGCCGCACCTGCGGCCCTCAATCAGCAAGCGCCTCCATCAGCACCCACTACGCCACAACCGGACTTCACACAGGAACAGCCTTTTAGTGAACTTATCAAACCATCCATAGGCATACCGCGGGCTTTATTTGTCGGCGCCAAGACGTTGCCTACGATAACCGGCGCTGCCGTCGGTGGCGGGATCGGCGAAGCCGTTACTGGCGGCAATCCACTCGGAGGCATCGCAGGTACATTCTTCGGGGCCGGCGTCGCGTCTGCCGCGCAATCCATTGCCCCCCACCTGCAAGCCCGTCAGCAACAATTCCCTCATGACCAAGAACGCGCCTACAATGAAGCCATCAATGACGCCACTCTGGATGGAGCGTTTTCTGGTCTTGGTTTCGCTGCGTTCGGCTTCGCACCATTCAAGGTTCCTGGATTTAGTTCGGCAGTTAAGAACATTCTCGTACAAGCCGGAATTATCCAGCCTGCCGTTTCTGAGGCGGAGCGAGGTGTTGAGAATATCCGTGCTGGCCGGCCAATCACAGAGGGCATGGCCGAGACCTATCCCGTGGCCGCGGTCGGCACGGCGTTGCCATTGGCCGCGCATTTGGGTGCCAAGGTCGTCGCCAGTGCTATCAAAGGGAAACCTGCGACACCAGTAAAACCCACAGCCACAGAAACTATAAACCAGACCGTCGCACCACAGCCACTAGAACCCACCACATCACCTGGCGCCGTACCCGCTTCGCCAGTCGCCAGCCGCTTTACCATAGAACCCACGCCACCTGATGTTGAAAGCATACCATTTGAGGCGCAGCCAGAATTCAAGGGCACAATTCCTGCTGGTCAGCACACTATTGAGACGCCAACAGAAATAGAGCATAGAATACGTGCTCAAACTGCCGAAATAATTAACGCCGAATCGCAGCCGGCCGGTGCTGCGCCTCCACAGGAGATACCCAATGAAGTCCAAAAAGGGCAAGAAGACAAAGGGTCGCTGAGTTCAGGCAATCCTCCGGATCAAGGTTTGAAGGTAGAACCTTACGGGCGCGGCGTTATTGTTCGTGGCGACATCAAAACAGTACGCCGTGCCCTCTCCGGTTTCAGTGGCGGCATCATTAACAAGAACGAGAATGGGATCATCTTCCCGCAGAAGATGGCGGCGGCTATCAGTGCTCACCTAGATCAGAATGCGGCTGTCACCGAACCGCCAATAGCCACAGCAAAACCAGAGCAAATTATTCCTGAAAATATTCCAGCCTCCGCACCGGAAACTTCGCCACCAGTCACACAGCCAGAAATCATCACGCCACAGCAACAGGCGCTTTCCGATCTATCCATCCAAAACCGCGACCGCACGCGCCCGGCGTCCGTCGAGCAAATGCAGTCCATCGCCAGGAACCCCGATTATGACCGCCTGGGCGTTGCACCGACCCCGGACGTGGGCGCACCAATGGTTAGCACGACAGGCGGCGGTGAACCTGCGGGCGCACATCTTGGCAAGGAAGCGCGAGTCACTTTCGCAGATGGCGCAAAGTTTCCTGTGCGCTATGCTGTGGTTGATGCTGATCAGGTGCAGGCATCGCATAACGCAGATGGAACGGTGAACCAATCGTATTACGATGCGCAACCTGGCGTGTTACGCGCACTCAATAACGGTCGTGTAGCTGGTGTGCAAGAAGCCTACCAGCGTGGCATTGCCGATAATTACAAGCAGGCATTGATGGATAATGCCGCTGAGCATGGTGTGCCAGCGAAGGACATCCAATCCATGAAGCAACCCATGCTGGTGCGCCTGTTCGATGATCGCCTGACCAGGGCAAATGACATGGGGCGCAAGTCAAACGCCCAACAGGGCCTTGGTTATTCCGCAACAGAGACGGCGTTGAACGATGCCAGCCATATCGATCTCACCGATTTCAAACCCTCCGAAGACGGTGATGTGCTGGCCGCCAGCAATTCAGATTTCATCAACCGTTTCATGCAGACCGTGCCGCAAAACGAGCGTGCAGGACTCATTGACGCCAACCGTCAGCCCACCAAACAGCTCGCCGACCGCATCCAAGCTGCGGTATTCGCCCGCGCCTACCGTAACCACACGCTGATTGCCTCTGCCATTGAGGAGGCCGATCCTGACTTCCGCAACGTGCTGCGCGCGATGACCATCGCAGCGCCGCACTTCGCCGCCACTGCCAATACCGAAATCCCCGCCAAGATCGCCAAAGCCGCATTATTTGTGCAGCGCGCCAGACGTTCCGGTGTGTCCGTTAATGATGCACTGGCACAGACCGATGCCTTTGAGCGCGATCCAGACGCCGATACGATGGCGCGGATTATGCGTGAGAACAGCCGCAGCCCGCGCCGGCTGGCGGCCTTGTTGTCAGACCTCGGCCAGCAGGCGCATAATGAAGAACGCCAGGCCGCGACCGGCGACATCTTCGGCAACAACACCGCAACCACCACAGAGGAGAAAATCTCCCATGCCAGGAATAAGACCACCGAAGCCACTGCGGCCGCGGAAGATCACGGTGCCGATGTTGCACCACGCCATCCTCACGGCCAACAAACTGCCGGTGCCGGAGTATCTGATCAAGCTGCCGAAAGGACTGACTTCGGCACCCCAGCAGCCAATGTACCCACTGCCGCAGAAGTAACGCCAGCCGTACCCAAAGAGGGTGCCTCGGCCTCAGAGTTAGTTCCAGCAGCAACATCACAAGAAGTCACGCTCGACGGCGTTGAAGCGCGCCGCCAGCAAGTCGAGGAGAAAATCGGTGGTGAGCCAGTCTCACTGACCGGCCACGGCGATCTTTTCGATACCAATGAGTCCACTGGGCAAGGTGACTTGCTGGAATCTGCAAAGGTTAAAGAGCCGTGGGAGATGTCACGCGATGAGTTCAATGCGATTATGCGTGTACAACGGACTGGTAATGACATGCGCGTTCATCTGCCTGATGGAGAAACCAATCTAGTCCCTGGCACGGCATCACGCACAACAGCACTTGATAAAACACGGCGTTTCGTATTGGAGCGCGCGATACGTGATGGGGAGCATGTACCACCAGAAGTCCTCGCCGATTATCCAGATTTACAGAGCAGGGCTGCGGCTACCGCCGCTCCACAACCAGACAAAGGCATTTTATTCAGTCGTCCAAAAGAGAAAGCGCCGGTTTTCTATTCTGAATTGGGCCGACAGGTTGATGCAATTAAACAAAACTCAGCTACACCGGAACAGTGGAATGCCACCATCGCCAATCTCAAAGGCGTCAAGAAGGATGAGATCGAATGGTCTGGTATCAATGACTGGCTAGCATTGCAGAAGGGGCCGGTTACGAAACAACAGATCAGCGACTTCCTCAAGACCAATGGTGTACAGGTGAATGATGTAACGCTTGGCGAACATCCGATAAATCGCAATAGCAAATATGCGCTGCCAGAGGTTCTGAAAGCCGCACGCAGTGCAGGCAATATAGATGACGATTTACTTCTAACGATTGCCAATGATGAGGACGCTTATCGTGCATTGACAAATAAATTCCCCCACCTTGCGAATGATGAAGGTTGGGCTGAAAAAGTTGTAAATGATGTATTCGGTGGCACAACAAAGATAGGCACAAAATTCTCACAATTTCAGTTGCCCGGCGGCAAGAATTACAGAGAGATGCTGTTGACGTTGCCTGCTCCATATGGCGAACCAGAACAACAAGTGATGAAATCACTGCGCGATAAATATGGGTTGCATAGCGCAGATTGGTTTTACAACAACAAGGACAAATTGTCCCGTGAAGATCGCGGTCGCCTCGATGCGATAACTGCTTCCGTTGGGGAGAAAGAGAATCGCGCATTCCGCTCCGCCCACTTCGACCAAACAAATATCCTCACCCATATACGCTTTAATGACCGCACTGATGCCGATGGCAAAAAAGTTTTGTTCATCGAAGAACTGCAAAGCGATTGGGCACAGCAAGGGAAACGCGAAGGCTTTGATGAGCAGGACAAAAAAGGCTCGCGGCCGATGGCTCCATCAGCCCCCTTCGTCGGCAAAACAGACGCATGGGTTTCTCTCGCGCTCAAGCGCCTCATCATCTATGCCGCCGAGAATGGTTATGACCACATTGCATGGACAAATGGCGAACAGCAGGCGGCGCGTTATGATCTCAGCAAACAACTCAGCCGCATTCAGTATACGAAGGATCACAATTTAGTCGCCTATGACCACAATGGAAAAGAGGTCATTACTCGCATCGTTGAACCAGATAAATTGCAAAATGTCATCGGCAAGGATGCCGCCGATAAGATTCTGGCGCAGCCAGAGCCTAATGAGTACAAACCGCGCGAGATTTCCGGTATCGATCTGAAAGTCGGCGGCGAAGGCATGAAGGCGTTCTACGACAAGATCGTACCGAACATCGCCAATGATGTGTTAAGGAAACTGGGCGGCGGGAATGTTGGCGATATTGATTTACGCAATAGCGAAGTTAAGGGTTATAAAACATTTCGTTCAGATGAAACTGCATCGTATCCGACAATACATCAACAAGGCTTCAACATCACGCCTGCGCTGCGCGAGAAAGCAATGCAGGGATTGCCATTGTTCAGCCGCCCGAAGTTTAGCATTGAGTCGCAGCAGGCCGTCGGCAAGCGGATGGATGACAAGATCAACGCCGATCCACAGAAGGCCGTTGATTGGTACATCAAGAAGTTCGGCAATGTCGTCAGCGCAGACAATGCCAAAGAGTATTCGGACGACTACAACGCCTCCAATGAGGCACGCGCCATGCTGTCATACGCTGTTCGTGAACCTTCAAGCCACTTGGCAAAGATGGTTTATGAACGCTTGTTATCGAAACCAGTACAGGACGGCAAAACGCAGACTGTGTTGTTTACTGCTGGCGGGACTGGTGCTGGAAAAACACGCTCTATCAGAACGTTCATAGAGAAGCCGGACATTCTATACGATGGTAATCTCGACAATACAAAAAATGCCATAAATAAAATTGATGCTGCCTTGAAATCAGGCCGCAGAGTCATGGTGCGTTATATATACCGCGAACCTGTAGACGCGCTAATAAATGGCGTGATCCCTAGAGCCGAAATCAAAGGACGCACTATATCGCTGTACAGCCACGAATCAACACACATCAACGCATCGAAGACGATCAGGGAGTTAGCGCAGCATTATAAAGATAACCCCAGCGTTATGTTTGAGGCTATCGATAACAGCCACGGTAATGGCAAAGCTATGGCGGTATCACTTGAATCTCTACCGAAAATAGATGAAAATGGTCTACATGAAAGACTCTCAACCGCCCTCGAAGACGCCCAGCGTGCCGGCAGACTCTCGCCCCACGTCTACGAAGGCATCAGTGCCCAGGAAGCCGCCTCCGAGCGATCCAGAGGAAGAGGCCAGTATCACCAAACAGATGCTAGCCAATCTGAACAGCCCCGACCCCGACTAGATTATCCCATACGTTCATCAGACCAACCCCGCTCCGGCGGGGTTTCTGTTTCTGACGCCCGCAATGAACTCGTCGGCAAGCTCGGCGAGGCCGCGGTCAGCAATCTTGAGCGTCGCAACAAGCTCCGTATCGTCGATCAAGTCGACGAACTCCCGCCCGATGCCGTAAAGGCCGCCGGTGGCGGCGTAGTGTGGGGCTATCACGACGCTGGAACTTCTTATCTGGTGGCATCGCAGTTGGAACGCGGCGAGACACTGAACAACGTCTACGGCACGCTGCTCCATGAAGCCGGCATCCACGGTCTCCGAGATGTGCTTGGCGATAAGTTTCACAACGATATAATTGTGACGGTCGGCAAGGCGCTGAAACGTGCCGAGAACGGGATCCGTGATCCGATGAGCGCCGCTGTCTCGCGCGCGCGGCTATTGGTGCATGAGGACACGCCGCCAGACCTCAAGGACGAGGAAACGATCGCTTACCTAGTGCAGGACCGCGCCGTGCAGAAGTTCGGCGTCGTCAAGCGTATTTTCACCGCGCTCAAAGCGTGGCTATTCCGGCATGGCATCATTTCGGCCGGTAAACTACATCCAGATGATCTCGTTGCGTTGGCCAGACAGGTAGTTAAACTGTCCGCGCATAATGAGTTTGGGCGTCGTGCCGCGGCACCAATGCCGGCATTCAGCCGCAGCCGTGAGGACCAGTTGGGACCGCTTGCTGGCGGTAAGGGTGTCGCGGCGGAATTCATGCCGCCGGGTGGTGTCAAATCAGAGTTCCCGTCCGATGAGCACGGCTTTATTAAGTCCTTAGGCTATAAGGTACGCGATTACGCCAAGCAATTAAGCGATGCGTACACACGCCCACCTGAGATCACGCCACTCAAGAAAATAATCGGCAAATATACGGGGGCCATGCAGGAGATTGATTTCAACCTGCACAAACTCGCCAAACGGCTTAACGCCACATTAACGAAGGATAAGCAAGAGGCCATCACCAATTACATGCAGGCTGGCGGTGATGAAAAGCTGCTGGCGCAACGCGCCCAAGATAGTGCGCCGGAATATCGCAGGGGTTACGAAGACGCCCTGAAACTTACCCCCGAAGAGAAAGCACAGGCAGCCGCGATCCGGCAACGCCATGATGATCTGTGGACGCTGGCCAACGCTGCAGGAATTCTTGAGGATTACGTCAACAATTACGTGCGCGGCGAATGGGAGCGTCCCGACAAGGCTGGCAAGAAACTCATTGCGCAGGTCAACGCCGGTATTTTCAGAACCAAGCCGCGGGAGGCGATGCACAAGGTATTTGAGAATTACTTTGAAGGTGAGCAGGCTGGTTACAAACCAAAGAATAAGAGCATCGGCTATCAAATGGTGGCGGCAGAGCGGTCCATACGTTCGGCGATTGAGGCGCGCGCGGCCCTCAAGTCCATGATGGGCAGCGTTGAAAGCGATGGCCGACCCACGGTGGCTGTCGGTGGCGCCGGCAGTCCATTGGAGGCCGGTGAAACCGAAAAGCCGTATTTCATCAAGCCGAATGCCAAAGGCCACGATACCACCGATTATCAGTACATGGACCATCCCGCGCTCCGCAAATGGAAGTGGGTAGGCAATGACTCCGAAGGCAAGCCAATTCTATTGCAAGGGAATATGTGGATCCACCCCAAAGCGATGGGGCGACTCAAGGCATTGCTGGGCCGGTCGTGGATGCGCACCGTGGCCATCCCGGAATCTGTGCCTATAGTTGGTGGTGCGCAACCTTTCCGTGCGGCGCTTGAAGCCGGTGCATTTGTTAAGGGTACGATCCTGATCGGCCCATTCCATCAGTTCCACGTCGGCGAACACGCCATCTTCCATAATGTCAACCCACTGAGCACGCCGGAGATAGATTTTGAAAAGCGCCCATTGTTGCGTGAAGGCGTGAATCATGGATTGATGTTATACAACCACAACGCCATGTCTGATTTCGGAGAAGGGTTAGCGTCTGGTGGACTGTTTCACAGGATTCCAAAATTAGGAGATCAACTGAAACGCTACCAGGAATGGCTATTTCAGGATTACATCCCGCGCTTAAAGGCAGCGATGTTTGAACAAGCCGTGCAGCGCGCCGAGCAGTATTACGCCAAAGATATCGCTGCCGGCAAGTTCACTCGCGATCAGCTTCTTGAGAACGCCGCATCCCAGGCCAACGCCGCCTTTGGTGAACAGAATTACAAATACATCGGCCGGAATCCTACCTTGCAAGACGCTCTGAAAATCGCCTTGCTTGCGCCAGATTTCTTGGAGGCGCGCCTTAAATTCGCCGGCCAGGCCGTGTCAGCGAAAGGCCGTGAGCAAATGATGGCGCTGATCCGCGGGGCTATCATCATGTCGGTGGCCGCGCAAACCATCAATCTTATGTTCAGTGATGATCACAAGACCAACTGGGGAAAACCATTCAGCTTGATCATCGGTGGCCGTGAATATACGCCGCGTTCAGTCGTTGGCGATCTCGCGCATCTCATTCTCGATCCACGCGGATTTTGGTATCACCGCCTCAACCCCCTGTGGGGCAGACCGTTGTTGGAGATGGCCAGCGGGCGCGATCAGAACGGGCAGAAAATCGGGGTGGTTGATGCCGCCAAGGATATCTTAAAATCATGGACGCCCATACCGGCGCAGGGCTTTTTCAAGAAGAACATGGGCAATACGATGGCGCAATCCGTAATCAACGGACTGCTGCAATCCATCGGTATCTCGAATCAACCACATAAGACCGCCGCGGAACGCAAAGTGTCAGATATCAACTTCGGACACATGCAGGTTGCGCCACGCCTCCCACAAGCGCAGGCCAGACACGAGGCTTTCATTGCCCTGTTGGATGATTTTCGATCTGGTGATCTAAAAAGCATGAGCGATGTCAACGCCGAGGCCAGGAAACAAAAGATCATCCTCACCACTGAGCAACGCAAGCAAATCCTGGAATCACGCGCTACTGGACCGCAGGCCGACACCAAGCGCATGCGTGACCGAATGCGATCTTTCAGTGCCGAAGAGGCCATGCAGGTCTGGGAGGAAATGAGTCCAGAGGAAAGGCAGCGTATGAAAGCATTCGTTATCTCTAAGGTCGTGCGTTCTACAACGACCAATCACGACGACAAGGTGCAATACATACATCAAATCAAAACGGCGCCTTAGTGTAACGTCGCACGCACGGCTCAAGGCCGCGAAGGCGTGGGTTCAATCCCCACAGGCGCCATCAATCATCATAAGTTCATGTGGCGCTGCCCGTTGGTGTCATTGAAAATGGGAAATCACAAATGTCAAATCCTGCCAAAAGCACAAATCTTCATGGTAATCCATGATGTCCAACCCAAAACTCACCCGCAAGTGCGCTGAACAAACCTGCGCTGCCCTCAAGCAAGCCTACGAAAAAGGCTATCAAAAGGGCGGCATGCCATCGGCGTATAACATGGCGGCCAATGCGCTTGGAATAGGACGCAACACATTGCAAACGAGACTTGAAGGCGCGCGCCTGTATTACGGCTTGACAGTTGCCGAACATACCGATCCTGATCCAATTTCTCACCACGAACCCAAGCCCGAACTACCAGTGTTCCCAGAAGATGATCTGCCTGTCGATGAACTGGTGGACTTCATGTGCCGGCGCTTTGAAAAACGTATAGCGCGCGCGAAGTCCGAGCGATGGTTCCGCATCAAAATGCCGGATAATCTACCTTTCGGCCTGAACAATTTCGGCGATCCACATCTTGATTCAAATGGCTGCAATATTACGTTGCTGCGTGAACACTCAAAAATCGTCGCATCCACGCCAGGCATGTACGGGATCAATGTGGGCGATCTTACGGACAACTGGGTAGGGCGTCTGATGCGCCTTTATGCTGATTCTGATCAATCGCGTTCGACTGCGAAAAAATTGTTGAAATGGTTCCTGTGCGATAGTGGCATCAAATGGCTATGTCATGTCATGGGCAACCACGACGGCTGGAATTTCTTCATCGAAACCATCAAGGAAATCGTGGGCGAGCGCGTACCGGTGATGAATGACGAGGCACGATTCATCGTAGAGACGCCGAATGGCGTCACCTATCCAATTTGGGTTCGGCATAATTTCGAGGGTCATTCGATGTGGAACACCCTGCACGGCCCGCAAAAAGCTGCACGGATGAAAGAGGCCGCCGCGCTTTATATTTGCGGACACCTGCACAACTGGGCACTCCATGAGGAAGAATCCGCGTCTCGTGGCCATGTTTACTGGCTGGCGCGCGCCAGAGGTTACAAGTATCTCGACCCATATCAGACCGCCCTCGGTCATGATGCTCAGGCATACGGCGCATCGATCACGGCAATCTGCAATCCTATGGCACCCACACTTCCAGGACGCATGCGCCTGTTCCCGGATGTGCAGGAAGCGACAGATTACCTGACTTTCCTGCGCAAAAGGAAAGCAGCGTGACCAATGCCATACATCACCACACATGACAGGGAGCAGTTTGATGATGATTTGGAAGCGCTCATCACTACATTGAAATCAGCGCCAATAGAGAGGAACTATGGCGCTGTTAATTACTGTGTAACCCGTTTGGTAACTGGCGCACTCAAACCTGAACAAGGCTGGTCATACGCCTCCCTCTCCCATGCAATAGCAGTGTTACATGACGCCGCGCACGAAATAGAGCGCAGACTCATGAACCCTCATGAAGATCGCGCAAGGGCACGCAATGGAGACATTGATGAATATACTTGAAAATGCAAATAAGCTGGTTAATGGCGACCGCCAGGATTCTTACGGCCATCCGCTCGATGATTTCCAGTGCAGTGCCGATATTCTCCGTGCACTGACTAAAAGGGCCTATGGTATTGATGTACCGTTTAAACCTGAGTTCATCGGCCTGTTCATGGCTTGTGGCATCAAAGGCAGCCGCGAGGCAGGACAGCATAAACGCGACACCTGTACCGATGGTGCGGGTTATTACGGCACAGTGGATATGGTGCATGAGGAACGTGCGCGCAGGGCGATTATTGATGATGCAAATTACTGCGCATCACAAGATCGCGTGATCGCACGATCAGCGGCTGAACAGGAATGGAACAAACATTATGGTGAAGCTCTGGCGGAGATGGATGAATGAGCTACATCTATCTCGGCTGTCCTTACAGCCACCACAGCGCAGCCGTCCGTGCGCTACGTTTCCAAATGGTCAATGAATTCGCTGCACGTCTCATGTCGCAAGGACAGCGCATCTTTTCCCCTATATCCCACACGCATCCAATCGCTGCCTATCTCGATGATGCCTTTCTCATGGATCATGATTTCTGGATGCACCAGGATTTAAACATTCTGTCATTGGCTGAAAAACTCCTCGTTCTAAGATTGCCTGGGTGGGAGAGTTCGCGCGGCCTTAAGACAGAAATTGAACATGCCACCGCGCACAACATCCCCGTTGAGTACGCAGATTATGCTCCACATCACCCCTGAAATGTTGGCAGCAGTGTATGATCTGCTCCGAACTACGCCACCGTTTAAACGCTGGAATCTGCCGCACTCAGACGACATAGAGTTTCATGTCATCGGAACTCATCAAAAGCTGGCGGATTATTGTGACCACACCATTCGCGTATCCAGCGCCAGCGTGGGAACGCTACAGACGCTCCTTGCGGTAATGGCACATGAAATGATACACATTAAACAAGACGCCGCAGGAACGTGCGTCAGCGGCGTAGAGCACAATGGTGAATTTCAGCGCCTGGCTAGACAGGCATGTACAATTCATGTGTGGGATTACAAGAATTTCTGAGGCATCCCAGATTTCACGGCGGTCCGTCTGCTGGAGACCTCTGGCAAACCCGCGGCCGAGGTCGCCCGAGAGCTCGGTATCCGGCGCAACCAGCTCTACAAGTGGCAGGAACAGTTGCAGGCCAAGGGTAAGGACGGCGTGTTTCCCGGCCACGGGCGTCGCAGCGGGCGTGAGGCCGGGATCGCTGTGCTCAAGCGCGAGAACACGCGCCTCAAGGAGGAGAACGTCATTTTAAAAAAGGCCGCGCAGTACTTCGCGAGAGAGTCGTCGTGAGATACCGGTTCATCGACGACCACGAAGCCGAGCACCGCGTGACGGCGATGTGCCGGGCGTTACAGGTGTCCCGGAGCGGCTATTACGGCTGGAAGAACAGGCCCGAGAGCGGTCGTGTGCAGCGGAACCGGTGCTTGCTCACGCGCATTCGCGAGATCCATGTCCGTTCCCGCGAGGCCTATGGGATCGTGAAATCCTGGCGCGCACTCACAGACCAAGGTATCCGTTGCGGCCACAACCGGGTGGCACGGCTGCGACGGCTTCACGGCATCGAAGCCCGCCGTCGGCGCCGCTTTCGGTTCGCCTATGCCGCTCGCAACAGCGAGCCCACGGCCCCGAATCTGCTGGATCGACAGTTCGCCGTGGGCGTCCCGGACCGGGTGTGGGTGGGCGATATCACCTTTATCCCGACCCGCGAAGGCTGGCTCTACCTGGCTGTGCTGCTCGATCTCTACTCGCGCCGGGTCGTCGGTTGGGCCATGAGTGAGCGCCACAACCGGCAGCTCGCCACGGACGCCTTGGTGATGGCGATCGAACGAAGGCAACCGGGACCCGGCCTTATCCACCACACCGACCAGGGCATCGTGTACGCGAGCGCCGCTTACCGGGCAATCCTCAAGGCCTACCGCATGCTTCCGAGCATGAGCCGCAAGGGCGACTGCTACGACAACGCTTGCGCCGAGAGCTTCTTCTCGGGCCTTAAAAATGAACTCATCTGGGATCACGATTTCAAGACCCGAAACGAAGCGAGAAGTACACTCTTCGAGTGGATCGAGGCGTTCTACAACCGGCAACGGCTGCACGAAACGCTCGACTATGTGAGCCCGGTGCGCTATGAAGAGCGGGCGGTTGTTTCTTAACCACGTGTCCGTGGAAACGGGTACGCCTCATGCTGACTATAAATTGCCCACACTTTTGCAAAATAGTGGGCATCGAAGCACCATCAACAGTCATTTTCACTGTGTCAAATTGTGATGTTAAAACGTCGTAACTAATTGTTTAATTTATAACATTATGCGCCCTTTCACGGCGGTAACGCGGGTTCGACTCCCGCTGGGGACGCCAGTAATCAATAGGTTGAGTGAAATATCTCCGCACTGTGCTGTGCGATTCAATATCACAGTGAAAGCAGCGACGCTTTGCTGATCAGGTGGGACTCATCAACGTGTGCGTATTGCTCGGTGACGCGCACTGTTGAGTGTCCCATCAGAACCTGTATTGTGCGCAATGGCACGCCAGCCATGACAAGATGCGAGCCGTAGGTATGCCGCAGGCAGTGCAGCGAACCATCCAGCCCGCAGTTATCAAGTGTCTGTGAAAAGGCGCGCGATAGGCTTTCCGGCGCGAGTTGCGGCATCACGTACTGACTGTCACTTCGCAGTCCCTCCAATGCAATCCGTGCCCCTGGTGTGATCGGCACGATCCGATACTTTGCAGACTTGGTGCGAGCGTCAGTCTCACTCACGATTTTGATAACTTCTTTGCCCACGTCCGGCCGGCGCAAGTGCAGTCCCTCCATGCGTCGCATCCCAGTGTTCGCGTACAGCCGCCAAATGTGTGCGTGTAACTGATCGGCATTGTAGATCGCGGACAGCTCTGACCTAGTGTACCAGCGCGGCGGCCGGCTGTTTAAGTTGCGCGGCGGATCGACGCCAGCGGCACGGTTGCGCGGGATGACTTCCCATGCCACAGCCTTGTTGATGGATGCCTGTAAAACACGCATTTCCTTGATGACGGTGGCTGGTGCGGCGCCGGCGGCAAGCCGCATATGTTTGTAGATTTCAAGGTGTTGGCGTGTGATCGAGCCGATGGGAAGGCCACCGAAAAACGGCATTAAGTGCGAGCGAATTGCCTGCTCGGTGCGGAAATATGAATCAGGGTATTCCTGCGAGTGCCACTGGCAGTATTCCACAGCCCACAGAGAGAACAGCGGCCCGGCGGCTGTGCCGGTCAGGACATGGATGCTGGTGACGAGCGCCGCCTGGGCTTCGGCCTCGGAAGCAGTGTGAAGGCTCGACCTCCGGCCCGCGTCGTTGAGCCACCATATCCGGCCTCGCTGGTATATTGTTGCCATGCGTGATTGAGCGCCGCCTCGATGTCTGCCAGTCTGTACATGTCCACGCCCATAAACTTGAACGGGCGGATGCCGTAGGATGGGGCAAGCCGCCGGAAGTCGTCAACCTCGACTCTCACGAATGCCGCGGCTTCCACCAACGGTAGGCATTTTGGCTCTACGCCGCCTTGCATAGTGTGTCCTTCAACGCCTTGAGCCAGGCCCGCCCCAGTCTGCCTTCAATGGCCTCAACTATTTCAAGGGCCTCGGCTGCTTCTTTCTGTAGTGCGGCGCGGTTATATCCCCGCCGGCAGTCAGCGGAGCAGAACTTCTGCCACGCTCTACGGCGCGTTAGGAGCTGATGGCAATGCCGGCATGTATCAGCGGGCTGATGTGTCATGGAAAATGCTCAGAATGCATCCGGCTCATTTTGAATGATGATCGCCGTAGCACTTACATCCGGGCCGGTGGCGGCGATGACGCTGGTGTTCATCAGTTAATCTTCTCGGCCTCGGCTCTTATTGCTTGTATAATTTTTTCTCTGACCGCATCTTGTGCATGATAAATATAGGCATTATCACTGGCATAATTATGTGCACGCGGCCATGCTTTAATTAAGATTTCTAGTGCCCTCTCCATCCCATCCTTTATGCCTTCAATCATCCTATCAATCGTAAATTCGACCTTCACACCTGGACGATATAACTCTGCTTCACCTTTTGTAACTTCAATTAGGATCGGATTTGATGTGCAAACCTCCGTTGACGCGTACAAAGTGAGCAAAACTTTATTTCTGCGTCCGCAAGCTATCTTTTCTACATGGCCATAGAACTTTATCGTCATTTCGTATCTCCATCATTTAATTTGTATGGGTTATAACGCCGCCATAAAATTGCAAGATATATATAAAAACCTGGATTCTTGGCCAACAGTTCATTGAGATTATTGTAACCGCGATTGACGGCCTGATTAAAAAGCCATGCCAACTCTTCCAGATTGTCAGAATAGTCATGGGTTGGTTTGGTGGCGATATCTTTCATGCTGCACTCGAACGGTGTCTATTTTTCAGCTTGGAAACTCGTTCCACTCGCGGCCGTCTAGCAGGCGACCGGCGGCTTTTTTGCCGATGCGGATTGGTGCATCGCTGGAATTGACGTGAAACGGCCTATGATTGGGATCGCCATCCTGACCTGCGCCTAGATATTCGCCCCATTGTTTAAAAAAGAACTGCACTTGCGCAGCTATGCATTGGTTACGCAGGCTGATGAACCAGTCTGTGTGCGAAGGTCGCGCATTGGGGCCGCTCTCGCCGCCGGCGATGACCCAGTCGAGTTTATGTTCCCTTCCCCATACACCTGGTCCAGCATGAACACGTCCTGTGAGTGCGTCCTGCCATGTCAATCCTTCCGGTCTGAGTCGAGTTAAATCAATCGGCCCAAGCAGCGGCTCGGCGCTGATGAAGCGCACGGCAGCCGGTGTCTGTAGCAGCAATGGGATGCGTTCATCGGCAGTGACCTGGTCCTCGCAGCTTATACCGAGCCAGACTTTCGGAGGCGGTCCAATTTTTTCCTTGTCATATCGCGTCATGTATTCAAACATGCGCGCAGGACGTTTTGTGAGCACCTGAAAAGTGTGGTGCTTTGCCTGTTCCATCACGCGGAAAATTTTTTCTATGAAGCCCGCAGGTACAGCATCATTGAACAGATCGGATTTGACGAAGATGCGACGCGGTTTTCGCCAATGCAGCGGTTGGTGGAGTCGTTCAAGATGCAATTTTATATTATAGGCGCGTGGGAAAACGCGCTCGGCACTGCAGCCGCTCACAGGATTCCAAGTGGCGTCACACCGTGCGATGCCGGTTTTATCGCCCATTGGCGAACGTTCCCTCTGATGTCGTCATGGCATTGCCGCCGATCTGGCGATTACGGCGGCACCTTCGTAGGCTGCGGCGATCATGTTTTCCGCGGTTTCGCGTCGGCTCCAATATCGGAGATAGCCAAGCCTGATTAGTTGCAGTCTTTCGGCTTCGGAAAGTTTGCGCGCAGTCGGTCTCGCCATCGGTTTTTGTACGACCTTGGCCATGTCGTGTTCTGGAAAAGTGTGATTGGCTTCGACCGTGATCAATCCCGCGCCAAGCAGCAGCCATTCCGGATTTGACTTTGCCCATATATCGGCAGGCATGGCGTAATAAAAATCGGTGATGCAGTCTCCGCGCACGGAGAGGCCGGGCGATTTATGCTTGGCTTTCTTGGCGTCATTCCGGAAGTCTGAGACTCTGATCTTGATCTCGACTTCCGACAACCAGCCGGCGTCCGACAACACGGCGAGGTCGGCTTCGTGTGGGAGCAGTCCCCAATATACATTAGGGACGACGACATATCTTCGCCACGGAAATATACATCTGGCGACTGCGTAGGCGACGCGCTCTTCAGTCCATTTTTTCACCTGCGGATGTCTCCTCCTGCTTATCGTCTTTTGCTCACCGTGCCTCCTTAACGGCGGGACCCGGCTTCGATGGGACGGTTGACGGCGACGTAACCGGGGACACTCATTGCTGATTTCAACGCTTTTGCGAGTTTGCAGATGGCGGCTTCGTCGATCTTGACGACGCCGAGCAAGTCGGTACGGCCTCCTGCTATGGCGCTGACGATCTGCTGCTTGGCTTGATAGATC